TCATATCGATTCGTCATGAGTTCGGGCGCCGCAGTTTACCTGATTGGTCAGTTGACGTTCGCTAATGCGACAGAACCCGATGCCTTCCTCAGTCGCCCACCGCAAGGCGGCGTCGAGCCCGGCGTCGCCTGTCACGTCCTTGCCGGCGTCGCGCACGGCGCTGACCATGCGCTTGCTGGCCTTGCCGATCCCGCCGAACTGGCTCAGGTAGGGCAAGGTCATCGTCAGCGGCTGGGTCAAGTTGACCATGGCTGACGCCACCGAGCCGCCCAGGAACTGGGCGAACATCAGGCCGCCCAGTTTGACGCCGGCGCTCTCCGGATTTTTGATGTGGTCGCGCAGTTGTACCGCCGCGTCCATCAGCTCGCCCTGCTGCTTGGGGATTTCTGTGACTGCGGCGTCGATTTCGCCGAGGTGCGCGTTGCCGGCCGTCAGGCGCGCGTTCGAATAGATGAATCCGGCGAGCACGCGGCCGGCATCCTCGCTGAAGCCGGCAATGCCCTTGCGTTGGATCAGACGTTTCATCGAGCTGCGGTTGTTCTTGGCCAGCTTCAGGTAGGTTTGGTATACCTCGGTGCTCTTGGCGTCGGCCTGGCTGTCTAGGCCCACCATCGAGCCGAACAACTCGATCGTCTCCGGCGAAACGCCGGCGAACATCTTGTATCCGTCTTCCGACACGGTGCCGTGGCGCACATCCGCGTCAGGGAATTCGGCGCGCATCTTGCGCGCCATCTTCGACGCCTCGAACTGGGATTCAAACATCCCGAAGTATTCCTGTTCGCCGTTCTCCTCCACATAGACGGTGTATTTGCCGAAGCGCGACAGCGGCGCGTAGCCGCGGGCCATCAGGTCGGCGCCCTTGTCGGCCACGTCCATGATCTGCTTGGCCGTGTCCAGGTGCATGTTGATCGTCTCCGGGTTGGCCCTGGCCAGCGCTATGAAGTGGTCGCGCAGCAGCTCGCCGGCGTTGCTGATATCGCCGGTGCCCACCGCCTTCTCTAGCATGCCCTTCGCGTCCTTGCCGCCCAGCTTCACCATTTCGCTGATCGACAGGTTGGTCAGGCTCTTGTCGGTCGCGGCGCGGAACTCGCGGTACTGGCCGATCTGCGCATCGGTCAGGCGGAACATCGCGCGCAGTTCGGCGCCGGACCAGACCAGACCGGTCTTGAGTTGCGTCTCGTTGAAGCGGCGAGTAATCGTCTCCTCGTAAAAATCGAGCGGGCTGTTGCGCCAGGCCTTGTTCTGCTCGTCGTCGATGATGCGCTTTTGCAGCAAAACCTGCGCCTTCTGGTCGACGGTCAGCAATGCCGCGCGGTCCTCCAGCTCCTTGACCTTGATCGGGTCGCCGTGCTCGTCGCGCGCCCAGACCAGCGTGCCCTCGAAGATCGGCGCGCCGATCGCCTTGGTGTCGGCGGCCGTCAGCGGCTTCTTGCGCGCGGCGCCGAAAATGTCGCCGACGTTCTCCAGCTTCGGCAGCAGCGTTGGCGCCAGGTCGGCCGCCACCACCGCATAGCGGGAGACGTCGCCGATGAAGCTTTGCACCGCCTCGTACACCTTCCCGAACGCCGGCGCGCGCTTGGCCAGGTTGTCCATGGTGCCGATGCTCTTGTGCCACCAGTTGAGCTTACCGGAATCGTTGAACAGGTCGCCAACGAGGTAATTGGCCGGCAGGCGCACCGCGTTGATGCTGTTGGCGGCGCCGCCCAGCGCGACGCCCAAGCCGGCGCGGCTAAAGCGGATATCCGCGCTGCCCGCGTCGAAGCCGCCGGCGTTGCCGATCGCGGATTTGACGGCAGAAGGGGAGAACGCAACGAGCTCCTGCGAGCCGTCTTCGAAATTGAGCGCCACGCCGTCGTAGCCCGCGGCCTTCAGGTCGTCCGTGAACTGCTCAATATCTGCGCGGCTCGCACGGCTCAGCTTGCTTTTGACCGCCGAAGTGGCGATAAATGGATTGCGCACGGCGATGAACAGCGGGGCTATATTGGGTTTGTCGGCGCCGTTTTTCAGGCTGGCGTAGCTGTGGGCCAGGTCGGCGTCCGTGGTGGCGTAGACGCCGGTGCCGAGCCAGCCGTGGTCCTTGCGGTCGCCATGGCTCAAATCGAAGGAATCGATATCGGCCCGGCTACCGTGGTAGTAGATTACCGGCTCTTGCGCAGCGCGCGCGTGCGCTCCTCCACCTGTTGCAGATTCTGGGCTTCCAAGCGCTCGAACGGGTCCAGACTGTCCGGGGAAGGTGGGGGGCCGTCCGGCAGGAACGTCATCACGGCCCGCGTGAACTCCTTCTGCGTCTTGGCTTTGCCGCTCGCCTTGATGAACTGCCGATTCGATTCCGTCCGCTGCATGTTCGTTCTCCCAGTGCCCATAATAATGTTTGAAGTTAGGCGTCTTGGTGATGATCCACTGCGGATAGCTCAGTAATGTCCCGCCGGCCGCCTTCAGTTCGCCATAAGCGGCGCGCCCACCGTATTGTAGTTCCGCGGCGGCGAATTGGCGAGCGGCATCCTGCTGGCGATCAAGGGCGGCCTGGCCGCCGCCAACGGGATCGCGGGAGAAAAGGGCGCGCTCGTCGACGGGCATGTCCTGCTCGACTCCTTGCACATGCTCGGCCCAGGTCGCCACCATGATGGCGCGCACGGCCGCCACGTCGCCAACCAGCGTCGCCACGTCAAAGCGCGAGCCGCGCAGGCTTCCAATCACTTGCGTGGCCAGCTGCATGAATTTGTAGGCGACTTGGCGGAACAGGTTGCGGTCCGCCTTGGCCATGTCGGACCAGAATACCGGATCGATCCACATGGCGCCGTTGATGTCGGCCAGCACTTCGCCTTCGGCTTTCCGCTCCGACACAGGCATGTGCCCGCTCTGGGCCTGCTCCTGCGCTTGGCGGTCCCGCACCACCCCGTCCTTCAGGTAGGTGCGGATCTGCGCGCGCAACTGCTTGCTCAACTCTGGATTGCCTTGTTCCAGGGCGTGCAGCGTTTCGTGGCCGGCAATAGCGAGTTCGGTATTGCGCATACCTTCCGCGATGTAGGCCACGCCCTTGTAGGCGACGCCTTCGAAGTCGTCGTTTTTGCTGACGTAATGCACTTTGATGCCGAATACGTTACCGATTTGGCGCGCGAGCGCGAAGCCGGCGCTGGGCGCAGCGCGCAGCGCGCGCACGGGGGCCATCCCGGCTTTCTCCAGCTGCTTGTTCAACATCTGCGTGTCTTTCATCGCTTGCAGCAGCTCCAGGCCGGTTAGCGCTGCCGGCGCCGTCGATGCGGCGCCGTCCTCGGCCTGCGGCGTCGGGGCCGCCGGCAGGTAGGTATTGTCGACATCGCGGAAATAGTCGGCGTCCCGGCTGAACAAGGGGACGTCGGCCGGCGCCGCCGGCACGCCGGTGCTGCCGTCGGCGTTGATCTGGACTGCGGGCGCGACGAAGGCGGCCGCCGCCTGTATGCCTTCGTGGTGCAGCTCTTCTTCGAGACGCTTCAGCTCAGCATACTTCTCGGCCAATTCTTGTTGATACTCGAAGGGCGCGCCCATTTTCTTCCGCAGGCGCACGATGTCCGTTTCATTGCTGGCCTTGCGTCGGCGGGCCTGTTGCAGCTCGGTTTCGACCCCGTTGATTTTGTTGACGACGCGGCGCGCCAGTCCGGTCGCGTCGACCTCGGCGCCCAGCCCCTCACCCATGGCGACGTGCATCTGCAAGTCGCCCACATGGATGGACAGCTCGAAGTTGCCTGTCAGTTTTTTTGACTCCGGCTCGCGCGAACCCTCCAACGTGACCACCAGCCCGTCGCCCAGGGTGGCGATCTGGCGTTCGTTCGCCGCGGCAGGGTGCGTCACCGCGTCGGCGGCCGTTTGGTTGAAGGCTGACTTCAGCGCCTGGCCAAACTCGCCCATTTTGTCGTATTCGGCGGCGCCCACTTTCGCGCTCGTGAACGTGAACAGCCGCTCGCCGACGATTTTGAAGGCGGCGCCGTAGGTGGCGACGGCGCGGTCGGCGCTCGTAACTTCCCATTCGGCGTTGCGCAAGGCGCTGCGCACGGCGATTTGTTCGTTGGCCTGGGCCGCCTGCAGGCGCTCGAAGCGTTCGACGTCCTGCTTCAAGCCGGCAAGCTGGATCGCGCGCGGATCGCCGGAGGCGACGGCGGCGGCCTGCTCGAACAACGAGGCTTCGCCCAAGTCGTCCATGCTGCGCATCGACTTGTCGCCCATGAACGCCTGGTCGATGAAGCGCTGCTTGCGCGCCACCATCTGCCACATCGTCGATTGGTAGGTGCCCTTGGTGGTGTACCACTCGATGGCCACCTCGTCGTTTTGATTGCCCTGGCGGATGATGCGCCCGTGCGGCTGCTCGACGTCGGCCGGGAACCACGGCGGATCTTGGTAGTGCAGCACGGCGAGGCGTTTTTGCACGTTCACACCGGTGCCCATCTTCTTCGCCGAGCCGATCAAAACGCGGATCTGGCCGCTGCGCATGGCCTTGAAGATCGCTTCCTTCTTGGCGTCGGTGTTGGCGTCCTCAAACCACGCGATGTGCGCGCGCGCGATGCCGCCGTCCGTCAGGCGCTTGGTGAACGCCGCGCGGGAATTGAAGCCGCGGTTCTTCTGCGATTGCTCGCCGAAGCCCAGGTTGTAGAACACCATCTGCGTGCTGCCCTTGGTCGGCTCGGGCTTGCCGGCCTTGTCCAGATAGACGTTGTCCTTGCCGGCATGGTAGCCGGCCACGACCTTGTCGGCCATGGCGGTGATGATGCTGGCGCCGCCCTCGTCCAGCTGGCCACCGAAGAAGCGCGGATCGATGGCGGCGAAGCGGCCGTCCGTGATGATCGCTACGATCGGATCGGGGTTGTTCGGCTGCTCCTTGCTCGGCTTCCACCTCTTCGATACCGCGATGCGGGTGGAGAGCTCGGTTTTCATGTAGGCGTCGAGCGCCGCGCTTGGCGCCACGACGTTCAAGTTCGGCTTGCCGCCGATCAGATCCGGGCGCTTCACCAGCGCTCCCAGGCTCTCCGACGTGAGCACGTCCATGAACTGGCGAACGCGGCTCATCAATTCCGGCACGTTGTCGAACTTGGCGAAGCGCTCGATCAGCTCGTACTTGCCGGCCGCGTTCGGCTCCAGCGCCGGCGAGACTTCGCCGAACTGGCGCGCCCAGGCGTCGAACGTCGAAATGCCCGCGCGGTCGAGTTCGTCGGCCGCGAAGAAGCGCATGATGGTGTACAGCTCGCCCATGGTGTTGGTGACGGGCGTGCCCGAGGCGAACACCATCGCGCGGCCTGGCCGCTGCTGTTCCAGCCAGCGCGTTTTGACGTACATGTCGAGCGCGCGCTTCGACCCGTTGGGGTCGATGCCCTTGATCTGCTGGGCGGTATGAAAGTCGAGCTTGCGGAAAACGTGCGCCTCGTCGGCGAAGACGAAATCGACGCCCATGTCCTCGAACTTGATGGTCGAGTCTTTGCCGCCGGCGGCGATGATGCGGTCGAAGCGCTGGGTCACGGCCTCGATCTGCTGTTCGAGCTGGCTGCGGCGCACGCGCGAATCGTTGTCCTTGGCGGTTTCCGAGAGCTCGATCTCCAGGTCGGCCAGGATTTCGTCCCGGATCGGGGCGACGGTTTCCTCTTTCACGCCGACGCGCTGGAAGGCGTCGTGCGTGATGATGATCGCGTCGGGGCCGTTCATGGTGGCCGAGGCGATGAACGCTTTGCGGCGCTCGGCGGAAAAATTCTCGTCGTCCGCCACCATGATGTTCGCCAGCGGGTACAGCTCCATGAATTCGTTGGCGAATTGCTCGAGCATGTGGTTCGGCACCACGTAGATCGGCTTCTTGATCAGGCCCAGCCGTTTTTGTTCCATACCGGCGGCGATCATCTCGATCGTCTTGCCGGCGCCGACGGCGTGCGCGAGGTAGGTGTTGCCGGTCTGGATCATGCGCCAGATCGCGCGCAACTGGTGCGGATGCAGATTGAAGCGCAGGCTCACGCCCGGCAACGTCAAGTGCGATCCGTCAAAGCGCCGCGGCGCGATATTGTTGAAGCGCTTGTTGTAACTCTCCACGAGCTCCAACGCCCGCTCCGAGTCGGTCCAGACCCATCCCTTGAACTTGTCCTTGATCTTCCTGAGCGCTTCGTTGGCGGCGGTGGTCGCCTCCACATCGGGGATGGTCTTCTTGTTCTCGTCCCGGCTGACAATCTTCACCGAGCGGCTGTTGAGCGCCGCCTCCAGCAGCTCCGACGGCGAGCGCATGGCGGTGCCGTACTCCGCGCCGGCGCGGCGCTGGCTGCGCAGATTGCCGCCGTCGACCTGCCACGTTTCTGTGGTCGGGTCGAACGTCACGGAGCCGGCCTCGATCTCGGCGGCGAACGCGTTGACGTGCGATACCGGCACCCACGAGGCGCCCAACTTGGCGCTGATCTGGGACGGGCCGAGTTTTTCCGGCTGCACCTCGTTCAGCGCCTCGATGTTGCGCCGCAATTGCGGATCGACCCGGACGGCGAGCTCGGCCTCTTCCAGCTTGGCCACGACGTCGCCGGCGAGGTATTCATCGGCCAGTTGCCATTGCCCGTCTGGGGTTTTGTAAACCTGCTTGTCGAGCGCTTCGACCGCTTCGGGGACGGTCAGGCCGATCCGGCCGGCCACGTCGGCCAGGTCGAGCACGCCGATCGCGTCCAGCGAGACTGCCAGGGCGTCGCCGATGCTCTTGACCTCGCGCGTGACCGGCTTGCCGATGGTGCGCCCCAACATGAACGGCGACTTGACGATCTCGCCGGCCTCGTTGATGGTTTCCAGCTGGGTGAGGATCGCGGAGTCGTAGTCCTCGCGGAAGCGGCGGCGGTTTTTGAAGACGCGCGATTCCGTTTCGACGACGTTGCCTGCTTCATCGGTCGATTTACGCACTTGGATACGGAAATCATTGATGGGGCCGTGCTCCTTGCGGAACGCGTCGTAGGCTTTGTTGAGTTTTTTGAGCGCCGGCGCCCACTCGCCGTCCGTGGCCTGGGCCAGGCGCGTCGCCTGCACCAGGTCGCGCAGGCCGACATAGCCCGCAAACCACGCCTTGTCGTTCTCACTCAGCTTGACGGCGCCGTCGAGCGCGCGGCCCACGCCGTTTTCGACGCGCATGACCGAGCCGTCCTTGGCCAGATAGACTACGCCTTCGCGCGTGACGCTGGGGTCAAAATCCACCTTGGCCGTTTCGCGTTTGACGCTTTCGGCCGACTGCGACAGCACGGAATAGACGTTTTCCGGCAGGCGCTCGACGGCCAGGGCGAATTTCTCGTCCAGCTCGGCCGGGGTCTTGTCGTAGGAAACGACGGTGTAACGCTCCCCGCCGCGCCCGTTGCTGTCGATGCGCCGGCCAATGTCGTCGGTGTTGCCGGACAGGCGCTGCTGGCCCAGCACCATTTCAGGATGCTTGGCAAAATACTCGTTGACCACGACCGGACCGTCCACCGTGTCAACGGTCTGCAGGCCGCCCCACGCGGCGCCCGCCGGCGCTTCGCCGACCTGGCGCTTGCGCAGGAAAATCACATCGGTGACGACGCTTGTGCCGGCGTTGGCCTCGAACGCCGTCGAGGGCATGCGGATCGCGCCCAGCAGGTCGGCGCGGTCGGACAGGTACTTGCGCGCCTTGTCGGTCTGCTTGTCCATCGTGCCCTTGCTGGTCACGAACGCCAGCAGGCCGCCCGGGCGCACGCGGTCGATGCTCTTCGCAAAAAAGAAATCGTGCAGCATGAAGCCGTTTTTCTCGTACTCGGCGTCGCCGAAAATCTTCGTTTGCGAGAACGGCGGGTTGCCGATCGCCACGTCGAAGAAGTTTTTCGGGAATTTGCGCTTGATGAAGTCGTCGTGGAGCACGTTCTGTTCCGGCGACAGCAGTTTCGCCACCAGCGCGGTCGGGCCGTCGAACTCGATCCCGGTGTAGCGGGAGGTTTGGCGCACCGCCTCGGGCATGAGCATCGAAAACGAGCCGATGCCCATGCCCGGCTCGAACACCTTGCCGCCAGTGAAGCCGAGGCGCTGCATGGCGCTCCACACCGACCGGATGATGCCCTCGCTGGTGTAATGGGCGTACTGGGAGGATTGCAGCACGGATTTTTGCCAGTCGCGCGGCAGCGCCTCCAGGCGCTCGGCCAGCGACTTCCAGCGGGCGTCGGCGACGTGGTTCGACCAGATCAGGCGCGAAGGCTCTGCCTGCTTGGCGTAGCCGGGGGGGATGGGGAAAATCTTATTGCGGATCTCGCCGGCGCCGAATCCGACGTACTTCGACAGCAGGGTTTGTTCGTCAGGCGTTGCCGGCCGGCCTTCCTTGTCGATCTGGATGGCCAGGTCGATCAGGTCGATATTGCGCTTGGCCGTCTCGTACCAGGAACCTTCGCGGGTCAGTCCACCGGAAGCGGGTCGGAAATCGGCGCCAGGAACTCGCTCGTCACTTCCTGCCACAGCGTCATTCTGTCCGTCGGAAACTGCGTCAGCCCGGCCGCCGTCCCCCACACGCCCGACGCCATCATCTGTTCTTTTAGCAGGTCTTCCCGATTTTCGAACGCTTCCATCATCAGCTCGTCCAGCGCGAGGGCGAGCCGGTCGAGCTCCGCGGAGGGGCGCATCGCTGCCAGCGGGTCGCAGTCCTGCATCCACCGCGCGATCGAGCGCAGGCGAACTGGTTGTAGCGGTGGAATCATTTTCTTGCTCCTTTTGTTCAGTATCGGTCTTTGTGTCTGATTTTGCAACATCGCCGCGCACCAGATGTAACACGGCATCGGCGTCGACGCCGGCGACGGACGCTTCGCTGTCGGTCCCCTCGTGGTATTCGGCGATCGCGTTATAGGCCGCCTTCCACTGGCGGGCGCTGATCTGGTCCATATGCGGCGCAATGGCGGCGTTGGCGCGCATGACCTTGGCAGACTGCGAGAGCGCGTCCGCCAGGGAGCGCGCGCCACGGCGCACCAACAGCTCAATGACCTTCGACAACGCCGGCAGCAAGGCGCCGGCCGTGTGCTGTTGGCCTGTGATGTTGAGCTTGGCGCCGAAGACGTCGCCCAGCACGTCGCCCAAGTGCGACAGCGCGTCGCTCAATTCGGCGTCGACAACGTCGGCCGGGTCAGCAGTCGGAATGAACTTGGTGCTGCGGTCGAGCGGTTTTCCGGTGTTTTGAGCGTGTTCCGGCGCAGTGCTGGCGTGCACAACAGCAGCCGGCGCCGCGACGTCTGGTGGCGCTACAGCAGATTCTACGGCCGCTGCTGGGGCAACCGGTGGCGTTAGCCCACGTTTTTCAATTTCCTTATCGATTTTTTTCGCGCGCGGCAGGCCGGCGAACATTTCCTTGGCCTGCAGGAGCTGGTCGGGAGTCATGTCCGTCACGTAGATCGCGTTGAGCTCTTGCTTGGTCAGTTTTGGCAGAGCGGGCGCGGCCGCTGTAGGTGCCGCAGGCTTTTTCCCAAACAAATGCGAGACGTCGTTGTCATCGGCAACCGTATGGCCCTTTGCCGCCGCATCCGCCAGTTCGCGCGTATGCTCCGCTTGGTCTGCGTCGGCCTGGCCCGCGCTGGTGAGCGCGTCGCCATCCGTGTCTTTAGCGATCGGCGATTGGCCGAGCCGTTTCAGCGCCACCTCAGCATAGCGCTTGGCCACCTTGTCGAGCAGGTAATAGCGGCCCAGCTCGACGTTGACCAGGGCGTATTTAGGGACAGGCGACTTTGCGATGTTCTGGATCGACTTGTAGCCCTCGGCAATCTGGCGATCGACGGCCTCCTTCCCGGTCACGATTGTGTCGTCGTTCGAGCCGGCCTTGAATTTTTGATTGCGCGCGCCCCGCTCGGCCGCTTCGTCATTATCCTGTTCCTCCTTGGCGCGGCGCGCGGCATCGGCGCGCGCCGTGACGGCCGCGTCTTGCTCGTCCGTTACGCCGGCCCATGCCTTCAATGCCGTCCAGGACGCACCTTGGGCTTTGGGCAACTTGGTGCCGGTGAACTCGGCAAAAACTTTCTTGCTCGTGTCGTTCATGCCATTGGTGATCCATTTCAACGCGTAAGCGTCTTTGGCCAGGAGGTCGCCGGCGAACCTGCGATGGAACTCCATCGGCGCTGGGCTCACACCTTCGCGGCGTTCGGCCAGTAGCGCAGCGTAGCGGGCCGCGATCGCATCGCGTTCTGGTTGAGCGGCTGGCGCCGCGGAGGGCTCATTCTGCGCACTGATCTGCTTTGCTTGGGCGGCAAAAGGCTTTTTGGTGTTGCCGTTGGACAGCCAGTCCTTGAAACCTTGGACGTCCGTTTCCGTGACCTCTTGGCCGCCGGCCCAGCCAGTGGCGTAGTTGGCCTGGTACGCCGCGCGCGCCTGCTCGGCGCTGTCGAAGCCGAGCATGACCTTGTGCTCGTCAGGCTTGCCGGTGGCCGGGTCGATCTGGTCGACCACGAACACCTTGTCGCTGGCGTGGTTGGCGCCGATGAAGGTGTCGATGTGGTCCTTGTCCATGCCCACGGTGCCCTTGATGTAGCCGTAGTGGTGCTGCATCTCGTTTTCCCACGCGGCGCCGTCCTTGTCGGTGCCGCTGCGCTTGGAGCCGACCGGGTTTTCGATCGAGATATCCAGGCCGTGCATGTTCACATGCGCTTTTTTGTAGTTGCCAGCCACTTTTTGGGCGGCGGTCGGCTCGGCCAGGTCGTTGTGGGGCGACGTCGCCGCCTCGTGCGCGGCGACGTCGAGCGCCTTGACCTCGGCCAACACGGTGCGGCGGCCGTCCGACTCCATCTCGGAGACGATGCCGGCCGCTTCCATGCTCTCCATCAGGCGCGCCGCGCGGTTGTAGCCGATTTTGAAATGGCTCTGCACGGTGGGAATGGACGCATCGCGCGAACTGAGCACCAAGGCTGCGGCCTGGTCGTACAGGTCGTCGGCGCCTGGCGCCGCCGGCGGCGCCATCTTTTTCTGGTAATACGCCTTTTGGGCGGTGCTCAGGCGGAATACCTTCGCCGAGCCCGGCTTGTGCAGGACGGCGCCGTTCGGCGTTTTCAAGCGCATGCCGGCGGCGATCGCGTCGTCGACTGCTTTGGTGTTCGCCTTGGCCGGCGCGGCGGGTGCCGGCTGGAGCTCCGGCACGACGTCGACCAGCTCGTTCGGCGCGCTCGGGATGGGAGCTGTGGCGCGAACGATTTCGGCTTGGTCGATGTCGGTCAACAGGACGTTGGCATAGCCTTCACGTCGCAATGCGGCTCGGAATGCCGATTTTTTCTGATCCGCCGGGATCGACGCATCGGCCAGCACATCGTTGCGCAGCGCCGCGCGGTTGGCTTCGGCGCGCACCTGGCGCTCGTGCTCCACGATGGTGTTGGTCGTTACGGTTTCTTGCTGCTCGAGGAGAGCGTCGGCGCGCGCCTTGGCCTGGGCTGCGGCGTGCTGCTGCTCTTGTTCTTCCGCCAGAAGCTGGCTCAACTGCGCATCTTGATCGACCGCCAAGGCATGGGCTACGGCTTCGTCACGCTGTTTCTGCTGCGCCGCGGCCTCCTCCTTCAGCATGGCCTCGAACTCTGGCCGCTGGTCTTCGGGAATTGCGGTGCGCGCGTTGTGCGCTTCCATCAGGCTCTTGAATTCGGCTTGCTCTTCGAGCGTGAATTTGCGCGCTTTGACCGATGGGATGGTGACGGTGATGCCGTTCTGGTCCGGCTCGCGGCGCGTCGGCGCGCCGCGGGCGATAGTGTCGAGCTCGGCGAGGCGGGCGCTTATTTCCTCGAACGACGGCAGTGCGGGCGCCGGCGTGGCGGCGACGGGATTTGCAGCGGCGGCGGCCTGTACAGCGTTGGCGGCGCGCGACAGCGGGCCGGTGTTCGGCAAGGGAACAGGCGGTGCTGGGGGCACTTCCGGCGCCTCGGCGCGGGGCGCGCTGTGGTTGCGCTGCATGGCGCCCATGCCGGCGCCCATCACGCCCCCAGTGACCAGGCCGGCGCCGGCCGCGCTGCCGACGCCTTTCATGCTGTCCTGCTCGCCCTGCGCGATGTTGGTGAAATACTGCTCCTGCGCCGATTGTGGCATTTCCTCCAGCACGCCCTCGCTGACAAACTCCCTGCCGGCGCGGGCGGCGATGCCGCCCTTCACGCCGGCTGAGCGCGCACCTGTGGCCAGCTCGGTCGCGGCGTCGCCCATCAGCTTGCCGGCGCCGTAGCCGATCCCACCGGTGATAGCGCCGGCGGCGATGGCCGGCAGCGCATAATCGGTGTAGTTCCGTCCTTCGGCTTGCGCAGCGTCGGCGATCTGTCCGGCGCCCTGAGCGCCCTCCGTCGCGGCGCCGGTGGCCATCAGCCTCGCTCCAGCGGCCTCGATCGCCCCGTTGGCCGCAGCGCCGCCGGCATCGGTGGCCAGCGCGGCTGTGGTGGCTTGCGCCGCAGTCTTGCCGGCCGCCAGTTCCGCCGCGCTGGCGGCAGCGCCCTCGGCGGTGGCCAGCGCGGCTTTGGTGGCGATGCCGCGCGCGATCGCGCTGGTGACGCCCATGCCGGCCAGCATGCCTGGGGCCGATTCGGCAATGCTGCCCACGATCGAGCGTGGGTTCTGGACCGATGCGGCGATCGAGTCGACGAAGCCGTCGGCTTTCTGGACTTGGGCGTCGGATGCCTTCTGGCTATCGCTCAGGTATTCGCCGAAGGCTTCGTTGGTCGCCTTTGGGTCGTATCCGATGGCGCGCATGCCCTTGCCGACCAGGCCGCCGGTGACGAGGCTACCCAGGCCGACGACGGCCGAGCCGAGGCCGACGGCGCCTTGGGCCAGCTTGATACCGACGTCGCCGGCTGTGCGGAGTACGCCGGCGCCGGCGCGCGGCTTTTCCTGCTCACCCTCCTGCTGGAGGGATGCGAGGAATGACTCGCCGGCGCCCCAGTTCGGCTGCTCTTCGGTTTGGCGCAGATAGGCTGGTGGCTGCTTATTTTTACTCATTGGGGTGAAATCCTAGATATTCTAATTTTGATTAAGTGCTTATCGAGCTGGTGCGCCCAATGGGCGCAGGCCGCCGGCAATGAAGTTGAGCGAGGGCCGGTTCGTCTGCGGCGCCTTCTTCGCGTTCCATGCGGCCCACTCTTTAGTGATGTAGCCCGGCATGCCCTCGACGTATTTGGTAGGCTCGTCCGATGCCGGTTCGCGGGCTCCAGCGGCGGGCGCGGCGTCTGCCGGCCGCGATGGCGCTGCGGCGGGGCGCTGTGGCGCTGGCCCCATCCGCGCCAGCTCGCGCTTGAGCGTTTCAATGTTCGCCGGGTCTTTTTCTTCCGATAATTCTTGCTCAATGATTCTTCGGCGCCCCTCGTCGCGCGCCGGCGCGCCCGCCTGGCTCGCGGCATTCACGGCGGCCCACTTGGCGTTGAGCGAGGTGCCGTTGCCGGCCGACGGGCTTGGTGCCGACGCGGATATTTTTTTGAGATATTCGCTGCGCAACTGGCGCAGCTTCGCCACGTCCTGCCCGGCGGCGATCTTGAGCCGGTTATCGACGTCGAATGCATAACCCAGTCCGGTCGTTGCGTCGCCGCCGTTGCTTCTGGCGCGCGACAGCGCCACAGCCTTGCCGAACTGGAGCCCGTCGCCGTCGACGGCAACAGCGCCGGTCACCGGATCTGCCGCCGTGTAGCGCTGCTTGAGGAAGGTGTCGGCCTTGTCGTCCCAAATCGGAGCCATGGCGGCGCCGGCCTTGGCATCAATCCCCCGTTCTTGCAGCCGGCGCTGGCCGCGCATGTTTTCCGCCTGGTCACGTCGGTAGTTTTCCTGCGTGTCCGCGTTCTGCTGCTGGATGGCGCGGTTGGCGGCGCCATCGGTGCGCCGGTCGTCCAGCTCCGTGCCCTTTTGGGCTTGCGTGATCATTTTGTCGATCTCTTGGTTCTGGATCATCGCCTGGGCGGTGTTAATCGTACGCACGGTGCCGTCGGCGTTCTTGACCGTGACGAGCTTGGTCGGCAGCTCGGTGCCGCCGTGCTTGAAAATCCCGTCGACGGACGATTGCACGGTCCATCCCTTCGATTGCCCGGTTTCGTTGTACGCGCGCATGGCGCCGTCGTTGTCGCCGCTTTGCAGCAGCTGGACCGCCATCGTCAGCCCTTCCTTGCGGTTGGCCTCCTGTAGCCTGTGCAGATTGATTACGCCGTCGCCTTTCCCGTCCGGTCCTTGCATGTCAATTTGTGCACGGCGCATCAAATAGTCGAGGGACTGGTTCATGCTGCGCATTTGGTTTGGCTGGACCGGCAATCCCGTTGGCGCGGCGCCTTGCTGCGCCGGGCCGGGCTGCGGGAACCCTCGCCCCGGCGCGACGGGGCCGGAATCGGGAATGGCCATCGGTGCCGCCGCTGCTGCTGGCGCCGCTGCCGCCGCCGGTGACGAACTCGGCGTCAGCTCCGTGGTTGGCGTTTCCACGGCGCTGGTTTCGGCCGTGGCGGGTTGCTCGCCAGGCGTTGGAGCGTTGACCGCCGCCGGCGCGCGTATGCCCAAGCCGGGCGCCGGCGTTGTTTTGGCTTCTTGGGGAAAAAATTCACTGTTCAGCGCAGCGATTTGCGCTTCGCGGTCGTCCTCCCGGTTCCACTTTTTTTCTTCGCGCGCGCGCGTCTTCCGCTGGAACGCGTCGTCTTCATCCCTACGTTTGATGTCCTTCGAGAATCCGTAGCCCTGCTGGAACCCGTCTATCAACCCACCGATACCGCCGAAATTTGCCATGATTACGCTCCCGCCCACATGCCGATGCCCTTGCCGACGGCGCCCATGGTGTTGTTGTGGTTTTCGCTCTGCACCTTATAAATTTGCATCGCCACGTTTTTGGCTCCGATCAATCCGCTGGTGGCGGTGCCGAACGACGTGTTAGCGCCGCTTAGCATGCCGGCGCTGGTTTGCCCAACGCCGTTGGCGGAATTGACGCCCGCCACAGCGTTGCCCACGGCGCTGTTGCCGGCGTTGATTGCCACGCCGGCGCTGGTCGCTTGCGAGCTGGCCAAGCCGCGGCCAAGGCTCGCCGCATCCATTCGTTTCGCGGCCCCCAAGGTTTTAACGGTTTGACGCGCGGCGTTCTCGGCCCCGGCCTCGCCCAGCGCGCCGGTGATCGCGGTTTCGTTTTGCGTCACGATCGAGCGGCCGGAACCTGGATTGACGCCCATGCGGGCCAGGGCGCGCGTGTTCGCCTCGGTCGCCTGCGTCACGTTCTGTTTGACGGCCGCCGATGCCGCGCCGGCAGCCCGTTCCTGCTCCTCGGGGCTGTCGAATTTTTTCGCTTCATCGACAATGCCTTGCTCCAGCGGGCGGAAGGTGGTGCGTTGGTAGTCGGCATATTCCTTGGAGAGCGCCTCGTTCGTCGCCATCGACGCCAGTTGCGCGCCGGATACCTTTTCCTGCAACGCATCCAGTTTCTCGGTGCGGATCTTCTGATCGGCGTCCTGCTTCTCCTGCAGGTCGAGCTGGCGCATACCGACGCGCTCCGACGATTGCGCGCTGGCGTTGATGGCGCCGCTGTTGTCGGGGGCGTCCGGCGCCATCATTCCGCCGACAACCGCGCCACCGATCATGGCGGCGGCCACGCAACAGTAGCGGCGGCCGACGCTCAGCACGGCATCATGCTTGCGCTCACTGCGAAGTTTTTTCATCAAGGGAACCTATGTATTTTGTATAAATCGTTTCGGTTGGGCTGTATCCCAGGAACTGAAGAACTTTCCCCTGGTCGAGGTGCCGCTTGGTGCCGGTGATGAGCTTTTTCACACCGAGCTTGCGCATGGCGACTTCCACGTACTTGAACAGGCGGATGCCGGTGAAACCCTTGCGGTACGCCGGCAGGATGAAATACACGTCCGTGATGCCGTGAACGGTGCTCAGGTAGTGCAGGTGCCCCGAAACGATGGCGACGTGGTAGCCGACCATGACGCCGTCATCGCGCACGGTCACGACGTGCAGGACGCCGGCGTCGCACATCGCCTGATAGCGATCGCGGGCGATATCGAGCGGCACTTGAGCATGGCCGAGTGCGATTTCATGCCAGTGCTGCACCAGGATCGGCTCCATTTCCGGCAGGGCGTCGCGCCATTTTTCCACTTGGAACGTAATCATTTGCGACACCATTTGAGAAGGGAGGAGATGTAGCGCGGCTCGGGCCGCGGCAACGCCGGCTGTTTCTTCAGCGCCGATTCCAGGGCGCGCAGCTTGTCGAGCGCGTCGTTATAGCCTTGGCGGATCGGGCCGGAGCCATGGGCTTGGCGTTTGCTTTCCAGCAATGCCATGACGTAGCTGACGGTGTTGATGTCGCCGGCCGTCATCTCGCGGTCCTGATGTCGACGACCAGGTGGATGCGGTCGTTGGTGCCCTCGTTGACCACCTCGTGGGTCTGCTTGTTGTCGAACCACCAGACCTCGCCGGCGCGCATGTTCACCTTCTCGTCGCCGGCCCGGAAAATGGATTGGTCGTTTGACTGGAGCACGATGTGGAAACGGCTGTAGTAGTCGGCATGCTCCGGCGTGTCGGCGTGCGGGAAGATGTGGCCGCCGGGCGCGATCTTGTTAATCATGCAGCGCCCCAGCCGCTCGCCGCTGACGCGCGACATCAACCACATGATGAGCGGGCGCGCGTCCGTCAGCGTTTTATAGGGTGGATAATCGACGTTCTCGTGCTGGTCGTACTTGCTGAGATGGTTTTGCACCTCCTCGATCGAGGCGTACACGCCCTTGGTCGGGAAGCGCAGCATGATGGTTTCGACTTCACCGAACGGACCCTGCGGGAAGTCCCGCAAAAAGGTGTCCTCGCGCCACAATTTCGGTTGCCGCTTGATTGCAAGCAAGAGTGGGGTGATGTCCATGTCGGCGGCGACAAGCTGGAAATTTTTCATGATGGGAAGTCCTGTTTATGTGTGCGCGGGAACAATATCACCGGTTTTCGAGATACTTGGAATTCTCCCAAGCCGCCATTTGGGCAAAAAAAACCGCCCGAAGGCGGCTTGTTGTTGATTTTTTTTACCCGGGCTTCGGGTACTTTTTCTTTACCTGGTCGCAGGCGTCAAAATACGACGCCATCTTTCCCGCGTCACCTTGCGACTGCCAGTAGAGCGCGTCGGCAAGCACCTCCAGCGGCGGATAATCCCGTCGCCGAAGGCTCTCGTAGTCCTCGGTATGGCTGATTTTCATGTGACCACCTCGAACGTCGCGTCCAGATAGGGGAAGGCGCGCACAATGATTTTATACGTCGCCGGGTAGGTGAATTCAAGATCAGCGACTCCTTCGTCGCAAGGATATTCGGCGCCGTTGATAATGACGAGGCAAGGCGTGGGTAGCCTCTCCAATTTGAGCCCGGTTAGAACGGCCGGGCTGGCCGGCCGCTGCACGATATGTTCATTCACCACATACTGCAACTCAGTATCGCCATGAACGCCAACAACCATCGCCCGCCCGCTATTCACGTAAAAATCGAAAGTTTCCTCGGACAACGTAGCGATGCAAGTGATACGGCCGGCATCATCGTATAGCGTGATTTCTTTTGTCATTTCATTACTTTCAGTACGTACATGGATAATACTCGTGCGGAGCCATCGCCATGATTTGCACCCATGTTGTAGAGCCCGGCTTCCAAGGTTCCGACGGCGATTACTGTTCCGATGGTATATCCTTGAATGTACCGTGTGTTTGTAGCTAGAATGACATTAACACCATCCTTGGACACGACAAAACCACCTGCCGAGTTACTGTCAACAGCGCAACTCGCTATCAGCAACACTTTGCTTTTTCGGCTAACGATAAAGGTTTCCGAAACAAAACCATTTGGGAATATATCGACACTGGATATACCGTCCGCGATGATGTTATCAGTGACGATTACTTCTTTTGCAGTGAGCGTGCCGCTGAATGTTCCGCCTGCGCCTGACAAGTTTCCGCGAAATTCGCCATTATTGGCATAAAGATTACCATTCCTCGCTAGATACCAGCCGGCTTTACCGTACTCCCAGTTATCGCTCCACATGTCTCCCGAAAATTGGGCATTGCTAATTTTCGCCATCGCAATCTGCGCTGTGGAAATATTAGCAATTTTCGCGTCGAAGGAACCAACTGCGATGCGTTCCGCTGACATGTAGCCGCTTGTGACCTTCGCCGCATCCAGGTTTTCGATTTGTGCGTTTTGAATTGTTACGTTGGCAATTGACGCGTTGTTAATCCTGGCTTTATCGATATAACCGGAGGTAATGACAGCCGCGCCAAGATTCGCAATCTTCGCATCCAGCGAACCGACACTGATTCGTGCCGCATCGATATAGCCTGTTGTAATCTTGCCGGCATCCAAGTTGGCGATTTTGGCGTCGTCGATGGCGGCGTTGCCGATCTTGGCGTTGCTGATCGCGCCGTTGGCAATGAACGCATCGGCCATGTAGATGCCGGCCGGGACGTTAACGCCGTTAATCGTCGACGCAGTGGTGCGCACGATAAATGGGATAGCCGTGGGCATGCCTGCGCCGCTGGGGGCGGCAACGAAGAAACTGTTGGCCCGGACCCCGAAATCGATTCGGCCGGTTAACCCGTCACCGGTGCCGATGATGCCGAAACCGCCGGCGACGCCGCCGGCTCCCACCTCGACCGCCCATTTGGCCTGGACCTTTCCAAGCGCCGTGGCGGTCGCCTCCGCAGTCATCTTGACGGCGGCGTACTTGTCGACCAGGCCGGTGGTAGGATCGGTAACGATGGCTTGCAGCTGCTCCGTCTTCGTTGCCATGGCGCCGTCCGCGTCCGATCGCGTTTTTGCCTCGGTCGCCATGCGGGCGCTGACCGACCCAGCCAGCGTGGGAGGGCCGTCGATCAGGTCGATGCGCGCGCCCAAGTCGCCGTAGAGCTGTTCCTGGGTAATCTGGTTGGTCATGACCGACAACAGATAGGCCGCGTCGATGCCAGTTTCGCCGCGGACGCCCGATTGCGCGTTGAACGGCCCCGGGATATTGGCGCGCGAAATGTACCTGATCCAGTAGTAGCGGACGGCGGCACCGCCGACGTTGTCCACGTAGATGCGGCCGTCGCCGCGGCCGACCAGCTGCGCCAGGCTGAAGTCATTCGTTTGGGCGCGCCAGATTTCGGTGTGCGACAAGTTGCTATAGGTCGTCGCATCCCAACTCAAGATGATGTTGGCCAGCGCGCCGCCGCTGCTCAGGCCTGTGGGGGCCGGCGGCGGCGTGGCGTCGAAGTCGTCGCCCGGCTGGAATGTGCCATCGGGATTGACACCCCGGATTAGCCCGCTTCGGCGCAGGCCGCCGATGGTGGCCACCTGGCTATCGCCCGAAGTGAAAGCGGTAAGAATGTCGCGCATAGGGCGCAACAGGGCGCTAATTTCGGCGGGTACCCGGGAAGATACGGAGGGGATACTTGGCAACTTAACCAATTTTCAATTCCTTTGGATTGTCCGCCAATCCGACCATGCGCACGCGCGCAGTGCCGGTCAGCTCGATTTCGACCTCGCGCGGACGGTAGCCGCCGGGGATTCTAAAAATGTCCTCGTCGGCCACCGCCTTGGTGTGTTTCAGCACGCCATCCGCGTAGATGTTGAGCGTGACGGGGTAGCTGTCGGCGTCGACGCGCGCGCAGGCGTACATGGGGCGGGCGAAGCGCTGGAATTTTTTCGAGCGCCAGGTATAGGTCTTGTCCGCACCGGCGTTGAACTTCCTGATCGATCCCCCGATCGACAGGTACAAGGCGTCGTTGATCGGATCGGAGTAGCCGGCCGTGACCGCCTCGTCAAATTTAGTCAGGCTTGTGTCCTCGATCGAATTGAGGATGAAGCCGCCGCCGGCATACAGCGCGATGTACTTTCCGTCATAAAAGTAGCCGTTGATGGTGCTCGGGTCGAGTGCCTGCCATTCCGCCCGGGTGTACAGGCCCGCCGTAACGACGCGTGAGCCGCCGGCGCCGACATACAACAGCCCGTCAGGCGAGGCGTACATCACTCCCCCGCCGACCGAGACGATGGACCGCTTCGAGACGCACGACTGGTCCAGCTCGATGCGCTCCATGCTCATGCCATCTGGATGCACGCCGGTGACGAGGTAGGGCGAACCCTTCGTGCACACCAGCAAGCTCGATCCGAACACCCCCAGGCCCACGATTTGAAAATCGGTGGTAAGCCTGTATTTCTCAGGCCAGGCGTAGGGAAGATACGGCTCGCAGAAGTACAAGTCGCTACCTGAGAAGCCGGCCATGATCCCGTTCGGCAATGCCACCAGTCCGGTCAACGACGCAGGCGGCATCGCGTAGTGCAGGGTCGAAAGTTCCTCGCCGAGCTGGGTACTCTTCAGGGTGTCGTTGTAGCTGGTGGTGGCATTGGCGATCTCTGCTACGAATTGGTAGATCGGGGCGCCTCCGGCCACTTGCTGGCTGCGGTAGATGCGCTTGGAGACGAGGTTGTAATTGCCGCCGGGCGCGGTGGCCAGCGCTGTGAGCTGAACGCTGCCGCCCTCCGTTACCGCAACGCTCCTGGGCGGTGACGGCGCGCCCTCCTCGCCCCACGCCGACACGTAGGTGAAGATATAGACCCGTGTTTCTGCCGGCGCGGTGCTGGCGTTTGGCACGCAGATTGGCGCCGCGGCCGGCGCAGGGACGCCCAAGGCGTAGGAGTTGACCGGGTAGCTCGTTCCCCCCTGTGTTGCCATTTGCAGGTTGGTCACTTTCGGCACGCCGTTGCCAGTGAAATAGGTCCGCTCGGACGTGTCGCCGGCGATCATGCCGCGCACGACGTCGACGTCCGTTGTCCAAGCCATCCAATATTGCGTTTCAGGAAGCGCCATGCCGATGCGGTAGATGCTCTTGATCGCACCACCGAGCGCGCCAGGGGTGACAACGGCCAGCGGGCTTTTCAGCGGCCGCAGGTCGCCGTTCCACAGCGTGCAATTCAGGGCCAGTTGCGCCGCAGTATCGGGCAGCATCGCCGCGTTGAGGCGCGGGATCATGCCGCCTAAATTTGAAATAAAGATCATGGCTTCCATAAATGAAAAAAGCCCGCTGGTTGCGGGCTTTGGATGGTTGGCAGGCGTGTTACGGGTTGACCGCGCGCCTCACGGCGTCGTACTGGTCGAGGCAGGCGTTGAGCGCGCGCACCGTGCTGTCTGCGTCGGCGGCGAGGTCGATAAGAGCGATAGCAGCCGATGGCAAAAGCTCGGCTCGCGCTTCTGGATCGCCAGCGGCGGGATCAGCACCGACGGGGCCTGGATCGTGCGCACGGGTGGCGATTGACAGGCGGAGAGCGCCATTGCGCACGTCAGTGCGCAAAGAATCGATAGTCGCGTTTGCATGGTCTTGCTCCTTAGTTCGTGCTTCATCAATGTTGAGGATGTTTTGACTCAGTTGGCGCTCGACCTCGCGCACGCGGCCGGTGGCGGTGGCCAGCTCCAGCTTGGCCGCGCTGTCGGCCGCCTGGCGCTGGGCGTTGCTGGCGCGGCTTTCGTGCCATTCGCCACAGAAAAAGCCGGTGAGTGCCACAAGCAGGATCGCCAACCACAGGCGCGGTCCCATGACCGAAATCACGACAGCACCCGCACGGCCACGTCGAACAGTGTCAAGCGCTCAGCCAGGCCGTTGATGCCGCCGTTGACGCGGCGCGTTACGCGCACCTGGTCGCCGGCGTCGGCCAGCTGGTTCAGCCCCTTGGTGTGCCAAAACCAGCCGGCCGAACGGCACGCCCCTTCCGGGGTTTCGAGCCAGGCCGCAATGCGATCCAGCGCAATGCCGAAATACGTGGCGCACGCCTGGTGGTTGCCGAGTCCGGTTACTTGAATCAGCCCATGGCCTTTCCAGCGCTGACCGTCGCCGTCGGCTGTGGGGGTGTTACCCAGGCGCTGGGCCAGGGCGCCGGTGTCGTAGGCGGCGCCGCTTGCGAGTTCGTGCGTGAACTGCAGGTGGCCGGACTCGTGACCGATTTGGGATAAAAACGCAGCCTGGCGCGCCTTGGTGTTGATGAAGAATTCGGTCATGGCCGCATTGAGCGGGGCCAAAAAAATACCCGCTCGGGGGCGGGCATACGGCATGATTTTTAACAGTTGTTCCAATGTCATAAAAAAAATCCCAAGGCAAGTATGGCGATAATGGAAAGACCGACCGTGCCGGCCGTTCGCGTCTGGAGCCTGCGATCGAGCACGCCCCATACGCAAACGGCTACCACGGCGCCGGCGGCGCATTGGGCAATCATTTGTCGGCCCCGAAGTAGCGGCGTTTCAGCGAGCCGATGATGTCGGCCGAATTGATTTCGGTGAACAGCTCGCGGCAGGTGGCCAGCGCGAACAGCCCGACCAGAAATTCCACACCGGAGTGGACCCGCTCGCCGCCGATGCTGAAAAAATCGATCAACGCCGGCGCGATGTAGACCGCGCAGGCGAAGCCGACCGCGAACGAGATCAGCTTTTGCGAAAAGCTGAGCCCGTCGCCAAGGAACTTCAGCGAGACGGCCGCGCCGGCCGCGCCCGGTAGGAATGCCACCGCTGATTTGATAACCGCAGCGCTGAGTGCCGCTAGGGTTGATACTGGCTCTGCCATGCAGACTCCCATGAAAAAAACCGCCGAAGCGGGTTGGTTTAAATACCGGATGATTTCCTGCAATGATTCTTGTCGATCCGGTCCAACAGCCGGCATAGAACGCACCCCCAGCGCCGCCCCTCGGACCGCGCCCTGTTCGCCCTGCTGCTGATCGTCTCGGTGTCGGCGCCGCCGGTCGCGGCATTCGCAAGACGGTCGAATGCCTTCGCCAGGCGCCAGCCCCGGCGAGAGCCGGCTACGATGGCCGCCAGCATCCAGACCGACGCGACAGCACCAGAGATCAGGCAGCCCACCCAGATCCCCAGCATGGCCAGGCGCGTCATTGGGCGGCCTCGGCGGGCGGCTCGGCCGGGGCCGCTTCGGTTGGCGCCGTCGCGGCGTCGCGCTCGATGGCCTTCGCCATCACGTAAGAATAGACCAGGGCGTACACTTCGGCGCCGGTGGCGCAGATGCCGACTGGCTCGTTGGTCATTGGGTCGAGGATGGGGAAGGCGTCGGCTGGACTGAACGGGAAATTCAGGTTGCCGACATCGCGCAGGATCTCGCCGGCCGCCAGCGAAATGACCTCTTGCTCGACGCAGACCACCATCGGCACTTGCAGCCATCCGTTTTCGATGGCGATGGAGCGGAATCGGCGCCAGGCGCTGCCGGTGACGGTTGTTTCTTTGTAGTCCATAAGTTCCTTGTGGCGGGTTAAGCGGCTGCTGCCGTGTCGTCCGAATGCCGGCGCCAGGCGCCGTTGGAGTAGTAAACTGGGATGCCGGTGCCAGCGGCCGCAGCCTCGCCAACCTTGCGGCCATTTGAGGCGTAGGCGGTCTTGCCGTTGGCGCCGGCCGGGAGTGTGGCGACGGTGAAGGTGCCGGGCTGGATGGTCGAGCTGACTGCAAGCGTGCCGGTGACGCCCGCGGCGCCAGGCGTCATGAAGATGACTTCGGCGGCGCCAAGGCGGATCGACCCACGCGCGGGGGTCACAGAGCCGGAAAAATCCAGCCATGCGATGCCGGACGCCTCCGTCGCCCCCATGAAGACGCCGGCGTTGTAGGTCGCGCCGGTGCGGCGGAAGCTGGCCACGCCGCCGTCCGATGTGGCCACGCCGCCGACGACGCCGACGACCTTGACGGCGCCCGTTACCTGAAACTGGTTCACACCGTCATCCACGGTGGTTCCGACAATCAAACGTTTCACGACCGGGTTCACCAGATCCGCGTCCAAGATAGTTTTAGCCATTGCGCACCCCCATGATGCAAATATTGTGATTGTTGAGTGGCGCCGCCGTGAACCCCACCGTCCACTGGTATCCATCAAAGGAAGTGGTGTAGTCGTTGGAGCTGCCGTCGCGCATCAAGACGCCTTGCTTGTAGACCGCGCCCGGCTGAAATCCCATAGTGAGGGGGAAGTCCGTCGCTACGCCGTCGCCGGTAGCCCAGATTGGCGCGGGCGGGGCGCCGAGCAAAGCGGGCGCTGCATTTTCACGAAGAAACGCAGATGGCTGCGTCACGCTCGCGCATGACGTCCCGCCCTGCAGCACGGAGCCACCGCACGCTGAGACGCCAGCAAGCGGGCCAATAGCCGTCACCTCGCTGCTCAATTGCGCCAGACCGCAGAACGCGTAGCGCACATTCGACACAGCGACATGCAGGGTTTCGGCCGCATCGTCCCATGACATCGCCGTCGGCGCCCCGACCATAGTGCATTGCGCACCAGGCTGGAAAAGGGCAAGTTCGTCTCGGTAGATCTGAGCGATCTGTTCATCGCTAGGAGCCGTAGCGCTAATTCGTACAAGTGCCAGTGACCCGTTGAACGGGGCGGCCCCGTTCCAGTAAGCGCCGATGCGGGAGGTCGCCGATGTGTTTGTGATATTCAGCGCTGCCGTCGTCGTAGTACCAACCAGTGCCCCGTTTACGTAGATGGACATTTGAGAGCCCTTGCGATACCCGACCACGAACGCCCATACACCTACCTGATAAAGGCCAGACATTACATACTGGCTCACCGGGGTGGCATCCGCCATGTAAAGCATGATTGCGCCAGAGACGTCTGTCCGAACCAGGAGGCGCGCCGTGGACCCCGCCGACGCTCTGTCGAACATCGCGCCGCCATGTAGCGACCCTGCCTTGAGCCAGCCCATCACGCATACGTCGCCGGCACCGAAGTCAAGGTTCGGGGTGTATGACTGATCGAGGTAGTTTGCAGCGCTGAACCCGGAATACGCCACCATCTGAGCGCCAGGCGCGGCGGCGGCCTTAGTGATCGCGCCACGAACGATCATGACGTTATTCTTTGGGCTGCGGTCAGCTTCGGCCAAGCGCACGTCGACGTTATCGACATCAAAATAATCGCCAGAAATCGCGGCGCTAGTGCCGGAAACCGTGATGTAGTGCGTCGCTTGCGTGGCCACGAAACTAACCAACATAAGCCCCAACTCGATGGTGCGCGTCAACGATGCGGTGTCATTCGCCCCCAGCGTCGTCCCCACCAGGACGGAAAAGTTTCCGGTTAAGGAGTCCGTTACCCACTGCACGCTCACTTGGTATATTTTCCCAATTACGCAAGTTACAGATGTGCGCGCCGACGGGCTGGAGGCGGTGGCCGTCACCCGCATTGCCCAGCCCGCAACCGAGAGCGTCGCACCTCCGCCCGAAGTCCAGCCCGCAGTGTCCACATCAAACGCGCCATTGGCCACCAAGTTGCCAGATGCGTTAGCAGTCTCGGCCGCCGTGTCGGACAACCACAAACCGCGCGAGTCCCCGACCTGCCACGCCCCGGGGTGGGTTGCACCGATCTGGGCCAGCATACCTTTCGTCGGCGCAGCCGGGTTGTCACGAAGCAGGTACATTGAAGTGAGAGCGCCAAGAGCTTTCATGCTGTTGGGCATGAGCACATGCAGACCAATCGAACCTGTTGCAGAGTCGGTGCCGCGGCGAGTCGGGATTGACGAGGCGTTGAACGAGTAGTCCACCGTGTTATCTGGCGATGCAGTTGGTATGGCGTTTTTGAACCAGCAACCATGCGCGACCCCGCCGCCGCCAGTGGCGAACATTCTCCCGAATTTGCTGATTGAAATAGAAAAAATTTGCCCAGCATTTGTCAGCCAGTTCGCCACCGTACCGTCGTGCCTGCAGATGCTGACGCCCGCCGCCGTGGCATACGCTACAGTTGCCACGGGCAAACCAATGCCAGGAGCAATTGGCGCCCCCTGCAGCACGACCATGCTCACGGCATGGATAGTGCCGTTGATGATGGCCTCGGCCGCCGACACACTGCCGGTTGCCGATACCCCGGTCCGCTCGCGCTCCACAACCGGAATCGGCCCGAAGCGGGGATCCCCGACCACCCGGCGACGAACGATGCGGGCATCGGCAACGAACGACATTTCGCACAAACCCGTAATGAGCAAGCCATCAAGGGCGGCAGTCGGACCAAAATTGTTTGATGCCACCATCCACATTGGCGACCCGGGGCGCGTCAGATCGTAGATTACCGTGCGCGCAGCTTCGCCCACGATGGCCACTTTCTCGGGAAAATCCCGGCGATTTCCGCGCACAACTTCCAGAGCGCCATACGCGCTCTGCATCGCGTAGAATTTGCCGTCGGTGGTTTTTTGGAAGTAGCCGCCCTCAAACATGCGGCTTGGGACATACGGCGTAGGAGCCGCGCCGGCGTTGAATTTGACGCCCCAAATGGCGACAGTCGCAACCTTGGCCGTTCCTTCGTTCCCGCGCAGGCGGATACGCACGTAATTAGCGCCGGCGACGGCGGCGACACTGGAAAGGCTAACCCGCTGCCATTCTGGCGTAGCGGTGAAACTGCTGAAGGCGCCATTGGGGAGCGTCATTGAAAAAACACTGGTGCCTCCGTCTAGCGTTCTTATATAAAACGAGCCAGAATTCATCCCGCTAGGGTATGTGATGCCCGGCGACTGCAACTGGCACAAATCGGCGGAGGTAGTCCCTGCGCCGATGTTGAATACCGCCTGATCCGCAGTCATGAAACCGTCGGGGTCGAGCGCAGCGTTTGGTGTAATCACTATGACCTGGCCGGAGCCGGTTACGCTCTGCGTCCACCCGGCGTTATCCAACTCCTCCGGGGCGGCAACCAGATTATCCCCGCCGCGCGCGGCAAGCTCGTTGGCGAAACGGCCAAGCCATGCTCCCGCAGGGGCCGGCTCGTTATACCAGCTCTTGCCGGCGCAACGCTTGCGCCAGGCGCCGCCGTCCGAGTCCCGCGTCGTGTCGTAAACCAGGGTGCGAACAACCGCTCCCGAATGTATCGTTTGTGTGAATTCCGGCAGCGCTTCCGAGTCTACGCGATCGCGCAGGCCGGCGAAATTTGCGTCGATTTCGTCATTGGTCAGCGGCGCGCCCTTGCCCGCCCGGGTAGTGATCGGCGTCGCCATTAATTCTGCGTCACAGTCCAGTTAATTTGCATGGTGTCGAGCGCGCCCTTGTTGATGACCGCGAAGACCGCACGGTTCAGCATGGTGCCGGCGGCGCCGGCGTTGAAGATCCCGGCCTCGGTGACGGCGCCCGTGCCCACGCCGGCGGCAAACGTTGAGGAGTAGGTGGCGACGTTGAGCGCGGATGTTTGCGAGGTCAGCACGGCGCGGCCCAGCTCGGCGCCAAGGGTCGTGTTGGCCGGCAACGGGGCGGCCGCGGTGGACCCGATTGCCATGTGGCTCATTGCCGTCGGCGTGCCAACGGCACGGGCGGCCAGCCAATTCAGGCCGGTTGTGACCAGCAGATTCGGGATGTTCCGCTCGTCTTTGAGCTGGCCGGTTGCATCGAACAGCTTGATGTTCAAGAAACCACTGGCCTTTGGCATTTCGTTCAGGTGCATTGTGCAAATTCCTTAAAAAGTGCGCGAACTGCCGACGTAATCGGCCGCGAAATATGTTATGTCTGCGTAATCGGTCATGAAAAGCAGGGCGGATTCGATTGCGCTTGCGGTATCGTTGATCGCTTTTGTGACCCCTGCTTGCACAGCGTCGGTGGCGGTGGCCGCGTCGGCCGCCGCCTTCGTGCTGGAGACGTTCAGGGCATCGGCGGCCGTCGTGACATCGGCCAGCGCCTTGCCCGTCAGCGTTGTGACGCTATCGCTGGCGGAACCTGTGTCAGCCAGTTCCTTGCCACTCGTTATCAGGGCCACATCGGTGGAACTGGCGACGTCGGCGAAGGCGCGGAAAAACTGCGCCACGATCGCCACCACGTCGGACGACACAGCAGCATCCTGAAAGACCTTGGACAGGATAAAAACAGGTATGGCATTGCTGGCCACCGCGATATCAGCCAACCGCTTCGTGACGGCGATCGTGGCCAGGTCAACCGCATTGACGCCGTCGAACAGGGTGCGGTTCAAGCTGCGGGAGTCGAGAGCGGCGCTGGCCGCCAGCACCACGGCGGATACGCCGGCGACCGGCACTTGCACGGAAACTTCGAGGGCCGGGTGTATAAATGTCAGCGTGAGCGCCATTAGTATTGCGCCCGGACCTTGAATTTGAGCGTGTCGAAAATGGTATGAATGCCGCCGTCGGCAAAGGTGATTTCGATTTCGCCTTCGTACTCCCCTTCCGTGTCCAGCGCGCCAGGCGTCCAGTCCATGAATGCCCGGCCGCCGACGCCAGGCGCCGCGTATATACCGGTGTAGTCGATGTTGCCCGAGGAGGTGAGTACACCGGCCAACTTGCCGCAGGCCAGCGTAGCCTTGATGTCCCTGACGCCCACCTTGCGCAACTTGAGAATGATCGATGTGCCCGGTGCGGACAGGTCGATCGGGAAGCCGGTAACGTCATCGGTGATCGACAGCACCAATTGCGGGCGGGTGTCGCCGGCCACCAGTTTTATCTTTTCTGCCACCATTAACCTCCGAATCTGCGTGGCGTCACGCGCGCGCTACCGGCGACACGGTCGTGGAAAATCTCTACCTTGGCGGCAGCGCAACCTGCGTTGAACTCGGTTTTGAAATAGGCGGCGAGCTGAGGGTTACTCCAGCCCTGTGCCGGCACAATCAGAAGGCGGTAAAGCGCGCCGGCCGCGATGGTTTGCAAATAACGGTCCACGAGAAAATTGGGGAGCGTGGTCGCCGCCCGGGTTGGTGCTAAAGAGGTGCGCACAGTCAAGGTACCAAGATCTGTGCCGTTTGGCGTTGGATAGACGCGCAGCTCATCCCAGTTTTGCTGGTTGTAATAGACTGGTTGACCCTGCGCGGTCTGCCAGTCTGGAATAAGCCCGGCAATTTCATGCATGGTTTTGGACACCAAACTGCCGCTTTTCGTCCAGACATTGCTGATGACGAGCGCCCGAGAGCCTTTCGGCAGTTCAAGATCGTAGGAGTGCGTTCCGTTGCTCATGTAGACGAAATCGAGTGTTTCGCTCCACGCGCCCGAGTAAGTGCAGAACTCGATCGCGGCTTCCATGATGGCGCTCCGAACGCTGAAATCTGGGCAGCCAATGACCGAGGGGAGAACGTGCGGGATGAATACATCAATGGATGCCGCCATGGTTATCGCACCGCTGCCGGGGTCTGACTCTGCGCCGCGAAGGGCAAGGCGGTCAGGTTGGGGTTGTTGCCGGTCAACGCCTGGACCTGCGCGTTCAGAGAGCTGGTGAACATGCTGGAGTAGGCAACCGCGTTGGGTTGGGACGACGCGAAGTCGGCGTCCTTCATGTAGGCGCGCGCCAGGATGTAGTTCGCCAGATCATCGACGTACTTGTCATCGACGGAAATGACGGTGGCGCTCGCACTGTCGGCGCCGTACAGCGGTGCGGCCACGGTTCCGGTGCTAGGAATGTCAACCGGATTGGCAAGGTAAGACACTTCGATCCATACTGCCGGCGCCGCACCAATTGCGGGGGTGACGTAAAAAACTTTAGGCGAACGCGGATCAAACACGAACTGGTCGACGCGGCCCGTTCCTACAATCGTGTGCCAGTCAGGATTTTGGCTATCGAGCACTTCCCGCGACACCACGCGCACGGCCCGGCCGGCGGTCAGACCATCGACGCCCATGTTGCGCACCACGTCGTTCAAGAAGTTGCCATAGACAGCCGCCGCCGGCGATCCGTCGCCTGGCTTGACGTCGGCGGGCGCGATCAGCTCGATCGATTGCTTGGTGCCGGGTTTCAGCTTGAGCGCATCGATGCGCGTGCAGGACGCCGGCAAAAATTTGGCGATCGCGCGCTGGCCGTCATTGAGCCACGTCACGAGCTCGCGCTCGTGCCAGCGGGTGAACTGCGGCGCGATGTCCTGCAACTGCGTCGAGACGCGGTAGAGCACTTCTTTTACTTTTGTGGATGGCATTGGTCATATCCAAGTGATGGTGTTGCTGGGGAAAGCTCGTGGAGTGCCCGCCGCGCCGGTCAGGGCCAGCAGTTTTAGGCCCGTGTTGGGCCGTGCACGGTGTAGTTGAAGCGCTTCAATTCGCGTGGGCGCATCTCGCCGTTTTTCAATGGTTCGTAGATCCGCTGCACGGCGTTGTCAAGCACATGCACCACTTCCACCGGCACGGAGACACGCATGCCGCGGGGGATCAGGTAGCCGACGCCGTTGACGCCGAGCGAAACGGCTTCGCTGCCCGCTTCGCCCTCTTGCTCAAACATCGTGATGTCCAGGCGATCGCCGCACATGGCGTCGTCGTGAATGGAGCCGGCTACAGCTGCGACGTCGCGCGAGGTGGAACCCACGGCATCAACTACGTCGTCTTCAAGAGTGGAAATGTTGGAGTTTTCGGACGCGGGTTTTTTATCGATTTTCATACTGGGATACCTTGAATTTGGAGTAGAAATAGGAAAGGCCCGCTGTTAAGCGGGCCTTCCACTGGCGCTGGGAGCGGAGGTTATGCCGTGGCGGCGCACTCGGCGCGCGCAAGCCAGAAGTCGTTCAGGATTACGGCTGTTTGCATGGCTTTCCATGCGGCGTGGCCGCGCTGTCCCATCGGATCGCTGTCCGACGGCTTGGGATTGACCACCATCGGGGTGACGGCGAACATGCCCTTCAGCGCCACGATGCCGTAGGCGTTGGCGGCGATATACAGGACCGGGTAGACGTCGGAGTTGACGCCGGTGGTCGACAGCGTCGCACCCTTTGCAGCGCCGGCATTGGCGAACGGTTCGAAGATCGTCGACGTCAGGTAACGGACGTCTTCAACCTTGCCGAGTTCGTTCTCGAACGGCGTCATCGAACCGTATTTTTCGGCCGGGACAAAGCCCACCAGACTGCGAATGTCGCTTTCCATGTCCGGGTGAGCCAGACCGATATAGCCTGGCGAGACGGTTTCGGTGCCCCATGCTGAAGTCGATTTGATGATGGTGGTGATGGGGCGTGCGTTCTGGCGCTTCAGGGTGCGGGTGGCCTTGCGCTGGGTAGCGAGGGTCAGCGCCGTATTGACGTCGGTGCGCAGCGCGCCGTTGTTGTACAGCACGTTGGTGCCGGCCTTGAGGACGCCGAAGCGCATCTTTTCGATCATTTGCGCCGCTTGCTCGCCCAGCAGACCGACGGACTCCATCAGGACCGGGTCTTCGTGGGTGTCGATAATCACGTCGCTCACCATGATGCGGCTACCGTACTGGGTCAGTGTCGCGGTGACATCGGTGATCGTCAGCGCTTGCGACGCCGGCGTCACACCCTCACCGAGGGCGGTCGGCGTGCTGTCGAGCGCGTTGTAGCGCCGGAATTTCATCGTCTTGGACGAGTTCTCAGGCAGCGGCTTGGATTGGCCGAATTTCTCCAGGATCAGGTAGGGGATGCCGCGTTTCAGCAGCTCTTTTGCAGCGAAGGCTGCGGTACGCGGGGAGATATCACCATAAACGGGCATTAGAATTTCCTTTAAAAGGATGCAAAATCGAATAGAAAAAATTGGGTTGCACAGTCGATTCAGCGCGGGACCGGGGGCACCGTTGGCCTGTCCGTTCACACCATGAAATTCGGGAACCAGTCGTATGCAGGCGCGACATGGCCGGCGGCGTCGTGCCGCGGCTATGTGTTGTTTGCGCTATGGTTGTGTTTCTGTGGCCCCGCCGATGACGCCGGCGGGATGCGACTTGCGAGACTGCGCAGGTGCAGTTACAGGTGGTTAATTCTCGTTCCAGGCGCTGGCGTAGTCGTCCTTACCGACGGGCGCGGCGGGCAGTTTCAGGCCACCGGAGCGCACGCCTTCGGCGGCGTCCAGCGCGGCAGTCATGTCATCGCCGCCGCTGGCTTCAGGCGCCGGCGCGGCCAGCGAAGCCTTGTACTCCTTGAGCATCGCAATGATTTCCTTGGCGTTACCCTCATTGACCACGCGCTCGACGTCGGCCTTGTTCTCCGGTTCCAGACCTTCGATCCAGGCTTTAAACTCGTCCGAGTTCGCAATGTCCATGAAGTCAGGATACGCGTCGACGATTTTTTCGTAGTGGGCGCGCTGTTTTTCGTTGTTCAGCTCAGCAATTACGTCATCGATGTCCTTGCGGTAGGGGGCCGTGTGTTCCTCCGCTGTTCTCTTGCAGATTTTTTTAACGATCGCGGTGATAAGCGCGACGAATTCAGGGCCGAAGTCCTCGGTCAGCGCCTTCTCGTCGGCATCGTCGTCGCCTTCTTCAGTCCCACCCGCTAGGGCTACCGACGTCTCATCAAGCGCCGCTGCCGTATTCGCTTTCGCCGCCAGCTCAGCCGCTTGGACTTTCAAGCGGCCTTCCCAGGACTTCAAGCGCTGGGTTTCCTTCTCGACGTCGAGCGCGGGGGCTGCGGCGTCGCCCGCAGGCGCCGCCGCAGCAGCGTTGTCGGCGCCGGCGGCGTCCGCATCTGGCGCGATCGTCACCGTCGGGGCGCTGCCGGCCGGAGTATTTGCGCCTGGCGCTTCGTCGGGCATGAGGCCGAATGCTTCGTCATCGCCGATGGTTTTTTTGACCGGCTGGTCTTCGTCGTAGCCGGCTGCAAAATCCTCGCTCGCTTTTTTCTGGTCTTCGTCGGTAGTTGCCATTACATCTCCTGTGGTTGGCTCATAAAAAAAGCCACCCCGAGGAGTGGCTTTGGCTGTCCTGCGTGAGCAGGGGTCAAAGAATCGTTAGCCGATTGGCCAGGTGTGAAGTCCCGCGTGGACAAGCGCCAGTCGGAGTGCCCGGCCCTGCGCAGCGGCGCCTTGCACATGCTGCACGCGCTCGAGCGGAGCGGTTAGCAGATCCTCCAGGTGCTCCGCATCGATTGCGTCGAGCAATTTGATGAACGCCAGATAGAGCGGCGCCCCCCGATATTCCTGCACTGTCGTGAGCGCTTCGCTCAGGTTCTCTTTCGTGCTCATTCGTCAATCCTTTGCGTCTCGATGCCGTCGTGCAGACCTGCGCCCGGGCCTTCCATTTGCGGAACTGGCGGCTGTGGCGCTGGTTCCCCCGCCGCGTCAGGTACTGGCGGGGCTGGGAGGTCGTTGCCGGCCGTTGGGGCCGCCACGGTGCCCTGTGGCGCTTCTGGCATAGCTTGCGGCTGCGCCGCATCGACCCAGCCAGAGGACCGAAGAATCTCGTCGGCGCCCGGCGCGATCGCGGCATTCTGTGCCGCCACCCCGCTCGCCTGTGTCGCGGCGTACACCGCGCCAACGTTTTTCGCCACCGCTTCGGCGTTCAGTCGGCGCGCATCTGCTAACGTGCGCTCGACCTTCGCCGTCAGATCGTTGAGGGTGGCCATCTGGATTTTCATCGACAGCTCATTCTGTTGCTGCGTCAACTGCTGCTGCTGCTTGGCCAAGTCGTTGTTCTGTTCCGCCGCGACTTCTTCTTCGGTCTTGACGACGTCGACCAGGTCGTGCGCCTCGGCACGCTGCCGCAGCAGGTGTTCGCGCTTGATGAATGGCGCATCCATGGGGTTGGCGGTCTGGGCGGCGAAGGCATCGAGCTGCTGGGACCGGATTTCTTTCGCCACCAGCGAGGCGCTGCCGCGCGCCTTGATGTTGAAGTCGCCCTTGACGGCATTATTGGTGTTGAACTGCATGTTCCACCGGTACAGCGCTTCGATAAATGGGGTCGTGATGCCCTCGTCGTAGCCATTGATCAAGTCTTTCATCACGATCGACGTGTTGCCCATCAGCATAGACAGGCCCGACGCGGTGCCGGCGGCGCCCTGCGTCGGGTTCTCGCCACCCATGTATCGCGGCACGGCAGTGACTTCATCGGCGTTCGTCTCGAACATCGCCACGATGGGGTACAGTTCCTCCAGCTTACCGGGAATGTTCAGCACCCGGATGGCCGGGCTTCCCGGCTCTTTACCAGTGCGCAGCCAGAGCTTGAACGGGTGCATGTCCTCCGCCTTTTCGGTCGGCGCCATCAAATCCATGTTCACTTCAAATTGCGGCCCGGCCGTAAGGGCCGCGTTGTCCAGAATCATCCGGGTTCCGGCGTTGATCATGGTCTGGTCGTCGCGCATGATGGTCGCCAGCCCCTCGGCAAATATCGACGTCTCGTCCTTGTCGAAGTAGTAGAGGTGGTAGGGCCAAGTCACGCCGTTGATCGGCTGCAGGGCGGCACGGATCACATCGCCGTTGGGGAGCAGCCAGACGTTGGCAAAAAACGTCTCGTGCATGCGCTCCAGCGGGACGTGGACGCCGCACGCGGCCAGCTGCGTCGCATCGACCCAGCCCCAGCGTTCCAGAATCTCGTACTGGCCATCGGTCGCGCCAAGTGCAATACGGTCGCCGATCTGGCGAATTTCTGCGTCGAAGCTCTTGCGCGCCTGGGTGCCGTTCGGGTTGCCCTGCACATAGTCGCGTATCTTTTTTGTATCGAAGCTTTTACGCTCGGCCAACGCCAATGTCGCCGCCTTGCCCATGACGTGCCGTTCGTACACGTAGCGGCAGTTCTCGAGCTCGGTCGCGCTCATGTCCGGGAAGAAGCGCCACAGCGGGACGTAGTCGACGAATGGGACGACATACGATTCTGTCTTCATCACCCACTTTCCCTCTTCCATCACGAAGCGGCTGCGAACCTTTCGCTCGATCAGCGGCGCTTTCAGGATGCCGGTGCCGTAGAGGTGCCCGGAGTGCATAACCTGGCGCGCGGCCTTCTTGTAGCGCGATTCGGTCAGCTGGTCGTCGATCGCGGTTGCCATTTCCTTTGCCGCCGCATCGACCATGTGCTTGACGGCCTGCTTGACTTCGTCCGGCGTCGGCGCTTTTCCCAAGGCCGCCACCAGTTGTTTTCTTATTTCGGCCTCGATTTCGGGTGCTACCGTCGGGACGGGAGTAGACTCCAACGACCAGTTACGGTCGGCGTTCGCGGGGAAAAGCAGGTCAAACACGCGGGAGTCAACGGTTTTAACCTTGACGCGGGTTTTACGCACGAACGCTTTGGACCGGGTTGCTCCCATAGCGGCCAGGACTTCGGGATCGTATTGGCCGCGATACTGGCGCAGATCCTGCAACCAACGCTCTTCCGTCGGGCGCCGGTCCTGCTCGGCCTGGCTGAACTCCGCAAGGAATATCGATCCGAGGCTGGCTAGCGTCTGGAATGGCGCCGCGCCAGGCTCGTCCGACTGCATCGCTTCGCGTGACGCCTGCTCGTACTCGCTCTCGTCGGCCTGGCGCTTGGCCGCGGCTGCGGCGTTGAGCATGGCATGCGCCATCGCGCCCAGCTGGCTATCGTCGTCAGGGGCGATGTTGTCGGTCATGTGCGTGCTCATAAAAAAGGCCACCGGCGAGGGTGGCTTGTTGGATTGGTGAATGCTTTGACATCCTCCCCGCCCTAAAGGACGGGGATTCCTACGGCGCTCAAACAAAAACTGCTTGAGTCGCTTTGGTGGGTTCCTGCTTCACAGAGCGGCCTGACTGCACCGATTCTCCACAGGCTAACAAGCGGTATCCCCGCTCTAAAACATTGATAGCGCCGACGACATCGGCGTTATTTTCATAGCCACAATCGACACATAAGAATTTCGCTTGTGTTTGCCGATTGTCCTTCGATATATGACCGCAGCAAGGGCAAGTGCGACTGGTGTTATGCGGCGGTACAGCAAGCAACATGCCGCCGTTCCATGCCACCTTGTAGTCCAGTTGTCTCCTGAACTCGCCCCAGCCCTGATCGAGAATAGCGCGGTTCAGGCCGGATTTCTGTTTCACCATCTTGCCCGGCTGTTCGCTGGTGCCCTTGGAAGACCTGGACATGTTCCGTACCTGCAAATCCTCAATACATACGAGTGCGTGGTTTTGGCTGATCGTCGTTGTGGTTTTGTGCAGGAAGTCTTTCCTGGCATTGGCGATACCGGTGTGAATCTTCTGGACACGGGCTTTCGCCTTCTTCCAGTTATTGCTGAACTTGACCTTGCGGCTCATGCGCCGTTGGTAGCGGGCAAGGCGCTGTTGATGCTTCTTGAAGCTGCCCAGCGGCGCGATGAACGTCTCGTCGCTCATCGTGGCGAATCTGGCAATGCCGACATCGATGCCGATCGCCGATGTTGCTGTTGGCAGTGGCTGTTCGACCTCGCGCTCGGTCTGAATTGACGCGAACCACTTGCCGCCACATCCGGAAACGGTGATGTTCTTGGCGACACCGACAATGTCGCGACTGTTGCGGTAGCGAACCCAGCCGAGCTTGGGCAAGAACAGGCGGCTGTTGCCCTGGTCGATTTTGAATTGCTTGGCGTCGGGGTAGCGAAAGACATCACCCATGCCCTTTTTCTTGAAGCGGGGGAAATCGGCACGCTTGGCGAAAAAATTGGTGTAGGCCCGCTCCAAGTCCTTGAGTGTCTGCTGTAGCGGGTGAACCGGAGCATCGCCCAGCCAGAGCGTGTCCGGGTCGTTGCGCCATCCCGTGAGCGCCTTGCATAGCCCGGCGTAGCCAAGCTTCTTTTCGCCCTGTTCGTACAGGGCTTTTTGCATCGCCAGCGCCTTGTTAAACACGAACCGGCATGACCCGGAAAAGCGACGCATGAGGCGCTGCTGTTCACCGTTCGGCTGAAGTTCGAATTTAAATGCTTGAAGGCGTTTCATGCTTCGATTATACTTTGGTCTATGAGTGATGACAACGAAATTCGTAAAGGTAGACACTGCGTTTTTAAGATGCATGTTCATTTGGTCTTTGTAGCGAAATATCGCCGCAAAGTGTTCGATGGCGATGCCATCGAACGTCTGCGCGGGATGTTCGCGAAGGTTTGCACCGACTTCGAGGCGAGCTTGGTAGAAATGGATGGCGAAAACGACCATGTGCATCTCCTGGTCGAATACCCGCCGAAGGTTTCCGTATCCTCCCTGGTGAACAGCCTCAAAGGCGCGTCCAGTCGGCGTCTGCGCACCGAGCGGCCCGACATTAAGGATCGGTACTGGAAAGACATTCTCTGGTCGCCGTCCTACTTCGCCTCATCCTGCGGTGGCGCTCCGATTAGTATCATCCGCCAGTACATCGAGCAGCAGCAAACACCACATTAGCTAACAAAAAATTTGCTGGCGAAAGGACGGCTTTGCCGTCCGCGCTATCCTTCCCCGCCCAAACTCGACGGCTTCGCCTAGAGGTTGCTGCGCAACCGATCGTTTGGACGGGGCTTGTCGCGCATCTGGTCAAAACCAATAAAAAGGATGTTTATGATGAATTCGATAATGCAGACCCAGGCGCAAAACGGCACCTGGTGCAATGTTCCAGCCGCACTGGTGGCCAACTTGAAATTGGCCGGCTACCCGCTCCGCTCCCCACTGTACGAGTCCCTTTCGGGCAAGCAAGAAGTGGCGGCAGCAAAATGAAACCCGGACGCAATACCCCCGATACAAATTCGGCGATTGCCGAGCGCGCGCGCTTCCAAAAGCGGCTGCTCCAAGCACTTAGGGATGCCGACTACACTCGGAGCCCCACCGCACTGGCGGCGCGATTCAACGCCAAATTCCCGGACGTCCAGATCACGGCCAACGCGGCAAGGAAATGGCTCTTGGGCGAATCGATCCCCCGCCAAGAAAAGCTGCGCATCCTGGCCGATATACTTGACGTCACCAGCGACTGGCTGCGCTTCGGGACGGAGGCTGCGGCCCGCGAATTTGCAACATCGCCCGGCGCTGCGATTATCGCAAACATCGTCGCTGATATCGAAACCATGGAAAAACCTCTGCAATGCCTGACGCGCGACATCATCCGCGCCTTGCTGGCCTTCGGGAAAGCCTATCCAATAGCCCCCGGCGCCTGCGAGGCCGCCAATGGGTAAGAGTAGCCGGATGAAACGCGAACGCCATGACCCTCACGGCCGCAGCGCAGCCGATCTCTTCGCGGGGGTTTCCCAAGCTCGCGCGGATGCCAACCTGTGCCGCCAGTTCAACCTGTTGGGGGAAGCGCTCCAGCTCGAGCAAGCACAACAGCGCATCGACCGCATCAACAACCTTCCGATGGGGCACCCTGAGAACGCGCACAAATTCGGCATCACGTTCGGCCCAATCCAAGCTTGGATGGACGCCATGGAGTCTTCCGGCGAAATCGATAGGCTTCAGGGGATGGCGGTGATGAGCCTTGAAGACGATCCAGAGCTGTTGATTCCGGTTGTCGGCAGCTTCCTTTCGATGTGCGACATCTACGAGCTGATCGCGGCCGACGCCGGCGTTCCAGATGAAACTGCTGGGCTGCGCCGCCTGGCGAAAATGATCGACGTCCACATGCCGGTGTTCCGCCGCGACTTGGAGGCCGCGAGAGCAACTACCGAGTGGATGGCCGGCATCACGCGAACGCTCACTCCCCAGCAGTTCAGCGATTTCAGCGTAGCGGTCCAGATCCGCGCCGAGCTGGCCAACCAGAAGGCCGCGGCATGATGGATTCCCGAAAACGGCGCAAGCCCTCCCCTCCTCAATGGCGGCCGGTGGCGCTGGAAATGCTCATCGTTTATGGCGCTACGGCGGCGGTCGTTTTTGTCGCTTTCCGGGCTTTTCAACAATGAGCCGCCCGGGCAGCAAGCCCACCGCCGCGACAGCGCTGGAGGCTGCGGCAAAACACCGCATCGCACTTTTGCAAGCGATGGAAAGCGCGAACCCGGTGCTCTACCAGGGCAAGCCACGCTTCATCCACACCCTGCACATTCAGCAACTGGGCGGCGGGCTCGATAGCACGATCTATTTGACGGGCTCGCCGATCGCCATCAACGCATCCGAAATTCAACTGCAAGCGAGAACGCAATGACAAAAAACAGCGGCGCCCAACTAAACCCTGCGGCGGCCGGGCCGCTCCTGGCCACAGAACGGCAGGTCGGCCTGCTGCACCACTCGCTCGGCATCAACGAACGCCGCCGCGAGCCGTGGCGCAACCACTTCGGCGCCGGGCCAGATGACCACTATCGCTATGTCCGCCCTGAGCACACCAGAGGCTGCTGGAAACCGCGCGTCGCTGGCGACTGGAAGCCGACGATGAAAGCGGCCAAGGCCAGCTACAAGGCCGCCTTGGCGGCGAACCAAGCCAAGCGCGCGAGTTGGAGCGCAGCATGAGCGCCGGGATTAAGAAGTGGCAGGACCGGCTGAAGGTGCACTTCTCGGATGAGGTGATAGCACAACTGCAATATAACAATCCGACTATGCAAGCAGAAATCAATGACTTGCGGACAGCACTGGCCGAGCTTGTCCGAAAAGTTGCTGCTTGGGAGCGCCTATTCGATAAGGCTTTGACATCCTCCCCGCCCTAAAGGACGGGGATTCCTACGGCGCTGCGCGATGATTTGCGAGTCGCTTCGGTGGGTTCCTGCTTCATCGAGCGGCCTGACTGCGCCATCTCTCCACAGGCTAACAAGCGGTATCCCCGCTCTAAAACATTGATCGCGCCGACGACATCGGCGTTATTTTCGTAACCACAATCGACGCACAAAAACGTTGCCTGCGTAAGCCGATTGTCTTTCGATATATGGCCGCAGCACGGGCAAGTGCGACTGGTGTTGTGCGGCGGTACGGCAAGCAACATGCCGCCGTTCCATGCCACCTTATAGTCCAGTTGCCGCCTGAATTCTCCCCAGCCCTGATCGAGGATGGCACGATTTAAGCCGGACTTTTGTTTCACCATCTTGCCGTGCTGTTCGTTGTTGCCCTTGGACGACTTGGACATGTTCCGTACCTGCAAATCCTCAATACATACGAGCGCGTGGTTTTGGCTGATCGTCGTTGTGGTTTTGTGCAGGAAGTCTTTCCGGGCATTAGCGATGCCGGTGTGAATCTTTTGAACTTTGGCTTTCGCCTTTTTCCAGTTGTTGCTGAATTTGACCTTGCGGCTCATGCGCCGCTGATAACGCGCAAGGCGCTGTTGGTGCTTCTTGAAACTGCCAAGCGGCGCGATGAAGCTGCCATCGTTCATCGTGGCGAAGCGAGCGATGCCGACATCGATGCCGACGGCTGTCGTCGCCGTGGGCAGTGGCTGTTCGACCTCGCGTTGAGTTTGAATCGACGCGAACCACTTGCCGCCCGACTGGATCACGGTGACATTGCGCACCTCGCCCAGCACGTCGCGGCTGTTGCGGTAACGCAACCAGCCGAGCTTGGGTAGAAAGATGCGGTCGTTACCCTGGTCGAGCTTGATCTGTTTCGAGTCGGGGTAGCGGAAAGCATCACCACCACCCTTGCGCTTAAATTTCGGAAAGTCGGCGCGCTTGGCGAAAAAATTCTTGTATGCCTGTTCCAAGTCCTTCAAGGCATGTTGCAAAGGGTGGCAAGGCGCATCTTTGAGCCACGGCGTGTCAAGTCCATTGCGCCATCTCGTGAGGTGTTTCGCCATCGCCACATAGCCGATGAACTTATTCCCCGCTTCATGATTTTCTTTTTGCAGCGCCAGTGCCTTGTTATAGACGAACCGGCACGACCCGGCAAAGCGGCGCATATCGCGCTCTTGCTCGCCATCTGGCATCAGTTCGTATTTGTAGGCTTGTAAGCGTTGCATGATTCAATTATAGTTTGGTCTATGAGTAATGACAACGATATTCGCCACGGAAGACACTGCGTTTTTCTAATGCATGTGCATTTGGTCTTTGTAACGAAATACCGTCGTGAAGTCTTCACAAAAGAGATCCTTGACGACCTGCGCCCGATGTTCGCCAGCGTCTGCACGGACTTTGAAGCGGAACTGGTGGAATTCGACGGCGAGGATGACCATGTACACTTGCTGGTGAACTATCCGCCCAAGGTTTCCGTTTCTAACCTGGTCAACAGCCTGAAAGGCGTTTCCAGCCGCATGATTCGGAAGAAGAACTATCCGAGCATCCGCAAGAAGCTATGGGGCGGCGCACTATGGTCGCCTTCCTACTTTGCCGGCAGTTGCGGTGGTGCGCCTATCGCTATTATCCGGCAGTACATCGAGCAGCAGCAGACGCCGCACTAGACGCACCAAACCGGACGGCTGCGCCGTCCGCGCTCTTGACCCCGCCCTGAAGGGCGAGGTTTGCCGCGCAACCGATCAAGCGCGCCGAAGCCGCAGAGAAAGACCGCGACCAGGCGCCGGGCCGCTTCATCGACGTCGATTTGGACACGGTAATTGACGCCGAGACGGCTATCGCAGCACCTCCCCCATGTACGTCGAACTGATCCGGCGGCGCCGCACCCAGATGCTGATCCACTCCTATGCCTACTACGTGTTAGACACGCCGATGATTTCGGACGATGTTTGGCAGCGCTGGGCCGACGAGCTGGTGGCGCTCCAGGGCGCGCACAGCCGGAAAAACGGCCACTACGATCGGGCATTTGAAGACTGGGATGGCTCGACAGGTATGCACTTGCCTAAAGATGAATGGGTGCGAGCGAAAACCCGGCAAGTCCTAGCTTTGTACGCAATGCCCGACGTCGCAATGGCGGCAGCTCCTCTGCCGCCGCTTACTCGGCCGGCAGCTCCAGCGCAAGGCAGCCTGTTCTAAACGACCAGGTCGATGTCCTCTACGCGCGGCGGATCAGTCCATGTCTCCCGGCCTCAGTAATCACTCTTGGACGTCTTTTTACCGAAAAGACGTTGCAAAGAGCCAAGTATAAATATATGATCCACCAAAGAAACTACCCCATGAACGACTACATGAGAATTTTTGCCGGCGTAAAGCCTAAATTGGCCTTGGAACTTTCGGCCTTTAATGGCTCGGCCAAGATGTTCCGCACTCGATTTCGTGACGCCGACGACAGCGCAACCAAGCTGTATTCTGCGGCACTAATTCGTGACATCCGCATGAAACTGCTAAACATCCCGGCCGATACTGTACGCCCGAAAACTATACCCCCCATTCTGGATGCCCGAATGGCAAAAGGCGGCGTCGGCAAAACCACTATCACCGGCAATGTCGCTAGCTGCATGGCGCTCTCGGGCTATAAGGTTTTGCTCATCGATGGCGATCCCCAGTCGTCGTTGACCGGCCTGTTCGGCATTAATTGGCTCGATGCCGATATTACACATATTGGTGAATTGATGCGTCGGGCATCAAAGGGGGAACCCGTTCATCCAGACAAGGCCATTTGGCCAGTCTACGGCGGCGGAATGCTCGATATCATACCCAGCGATATCACCATGGCAGACGACACCTGGTTGATGGGCACCATGAACAGGGAGCAGGCATTCGTTCGACTGATCGCAGCCGAGCTTGAGTTCTTCAGCCGGTATGACGTCATCATCATCGACTCGGCCCCGGGCTCGTCATTGTTGGCGACAACGTTCATGGTCGCCAGCAAAATGCTGCTGACAGTTGTATCGCCAGAGGGCCAGGCCATAGCTGCGCTCGACGTCCTGGCATCGAACGTTCAGGAAATCAATGGCGCATTCAAAGACGCCAACTTGGACGTTCACATAGTTGTCAATCAGTACAATCAATCAAAAAAACCGCACAACACGGCGCTTGCAAAACTGATCGCCAAATATCCCGGAAAAATTAACGATACCATCGTTCGTGATTTTGTCGGCTTCCTTCGAGAAACAGACCCGGATCATATCGAATCGAACGGCCCAGTTCTTGAAAAAGAACCCAACAGCGTCGGCGCCCGAGACATCATCGAATTGACGAAATCCCTCATCAAGCATTACGACATAAGGCTTGCGGGCACGACCCTGGCCGGCACCGAGGTCGCTCAATGAGTAAGCCGCCAGTAAAGGTATCCGGGCTGATTGCAGCCGGTAAATTATCCGCGGCGCAAGGCGTCCAAGTATCGACCGCTTTTGACGCCCCCGCAGAACAGACCAACTCAAGTGCACCGGCCCAGCCGGCCACTCGCCGCGTCCCGCTGCACTTGATGGATGACAGCCCATACCAACCGCGTCGACAATACGATCCACTCCATGTAGACGAAATTGGGCAGTCGCTCTTGACCACTGGGCAACGCACACCGGTCACGCTTCGAGTGTCGCCCACGAACCCAGAGCGGTTTGAAACGCTCAAAGGGCACTATCGTCGCAGAGGCGCTGCGAGTATTGGCTGGACGGACTTGGAAGCTCTTATCGTCGTGCGTAATGAGCGCGAGGCAAAGCTTGATACCCGGATAGACAATGAAGGCGCAAAGCTCAACGAATATGAGTACGCTCTCATGTTCAGAGCTGAGCTGGATGAGGAAGATTCGGCGGCGAAAACCCAAACCGTCGTCGCCAACATGTACCTTTGCTCGCAAGCTAAAGTATCAAACTGCCTATCCATGCTGGATCTACCGGAACCTGTCATTGCCTTGCTTAATAAAAATTCAGCTTTATTTGGAGCAAGAGCGGCAAAAGAGATCACAGCATTGTGGGCTAAATATCCAGACAATCACGCAACTATATTGGAAGCCATTGACCGCCTAAATCACGGTGCGGACCAAGGATCAATAAAAGGTTGGGTACTGCAAAAATTGACCACTAGCAAGGCTGCAAAGGGGCCACAAAAGCATGTGATCCCCTCTTCTGCCGGGGTTCCACGCTATGTCACTCAAACAAAAAAACGCGACATCATTGTCAGATTAGCAGACCCAACGATTGATATATCATCCGTTCAACTAAAAATCGACAAGATGCTGCGTGAGCTAGAAGAAGCAGCAGCAGAAGAGAAAAATATCAATTAAATCAATGAGTTACGGATTATTACTGAGTAATAATCCGTAACCCTACTTTCTAGAAAATTCAGGAAAACTAACACTATGAACGTTTAGGTGTACATAAACGAAAAAGCCCCAGCTTGCAGGCCGGGGCTTTTCCGTATTCTTTGAAATCGTTCCTCACGAATGGGGGAACAGGTGATGCGTCAGAAACCTCATCCTATACCCCCTTCGTGTGGTCGTCAAACACTTTGTTGCATTGTGATGCAACTAGGGGAGTCTATGCACGCCACTTTACTAGCAGTAAATGCAATCGCGGTTACGCCGTCTAAATCAAGAAATCTTCCCAACCGAATCCTGCGCGCCTACGACGCCGCGAAGCACGTCGCCGGCCTTCCCCGCAGCGTCAAGGATACGTTGGCCGAGCTGGTGCGCTTTGTCTCGCAAAGCAACCCTTTTGCCCCCGTCTTCGCCCACAAGACTACCATCGCGGAGCGCATCGGGGCCGACGAGAGGACCGTGTATCGCCATCTTGCTATGCTCAAGGCCCGCTTGCTGATCGAGACGCTGCCGCAGGCGCGCAAGAGCCGCAACGGGAAGTTCGCCGTCACGACGATCCGGTTGACGCGCAAGGCGGCGGCGCTGCTGGGCTTCATCAAGCCCGAGCCGGGCGAGTTTGACGACCCGGAAAATATGGTTATCCACAAGGCTCCGTCCGCTAAAATGTCATGCGGCCAGGGGTTAACTGAACCAACGAATGCAAAGAATCAACCGGCTCCCCGGCTGACGAACGGCCTCCCGTCGGATTTGAGTTGGCTGACTGGGAACGGGCTATCGAGGCCGGGAGTTTTTAAATTGATGGAATTGGCAACCCAGGCCAAGAAGCGCCTGTCGGACATCGTGGTCGCCACTAGCACCTACTTGAAGCCATTGAAAGGCGGACACCTGTACAGCTATCTCGCCAAGCTCATCGCCGGCCCGACCGACTTCACCATGGCCGCCGTGGAAGCGCGCGCCGTCGCCGCCAGCACGGAAGAGCGCGAGCACTACGAGCATCGCGCCCGCCTCTTCCGCGCCCGCTTCGGGCGCGCCGCGCTGGTCGACCGCAACTTCACGTGCCTGTACCGGTTCGACGAGAACGTCCGCTACGTCTCGGTGGCGGATGACGCCGGCGAGTCGTTCGCGCCGCTGAACGACTTGCGCACCTGGATCGCCGCCGTCGAGACGGGACGGCTGGTGCTCGCCACGGAAACAGCCGAACGGGCCGTGCTGGCGCGGCGCCGCGCGTGACCGAGCTGGAGCGCCTCGAATCGGGCTACTGGGGCTTTACCCCGGCCGGCATCCCAGTGCCCGGGTTCCTGCGCGAGCTGCCGCTGGCGAAGGTCGACCGGGTGTTGCTGACGGCCTGGCGGCGCGGCTTCGGCCCGCGCCAGGCGCTGGCGTCGATGATGATGGAAGCCCGGCACAGGCAAGCCCCCTTCGGCTCGCTGTGGGAGCTGCACCGCTGGTGCGACAGCACGCGCGGGACAGACCCGGGCGTGGCGCCGGAAGTTTTGGCGCTAGAGCGGGCGTTCATCGCGGCGCGGCGCGCCGGCGTCGAGGCCGAGCTGAAGGCGGCGCAGGACCGGGCGGCCAGGTCGGCCGAAGGACGGTTGCGGCGGGAGCTGGCCACCAAGGCGCTACCGGCCGGCAGGGACGAGAACCTGACCCTGATGAAACACACGCTGGGCATGTGAGGCCCGGCGCGCGCAATAGGGCTACAGCGGCTTGATGCCGGCGGCGTCAATGGTTTGGGCGTGGCGCGCCGCGTCGTCCTCGTGCAGGTAGCGCGACGTGGTGCTGATGTTCTCGTGGCCGGCGTTGAGCTGCACGGTTTTCAATGGCGTCTTGCCCTGCACCTGGTGCGTGAAGGCGGAATGGCGCAGCCAGTGCGGTGACGCCTGTTGCAGGCGGTCGGCGGCGGTGGCGTTGTCCAACTCGTGCGCGATGGCGCTGGCGCCGGCGAAGAGCCGCTTGAGCGCCTGGTAGATCGTGTCGGACGTGGCGCGCGCCGGCGCGCCGCGGGTCGTTAGCAGCAGCGGCAGCGCCTCGCGCGGCGCCGGCAGGGCGGCCAGACCGAAGGCGAGCCGGTAGCGCTGGAACTCGGCCAGCAGCGCCGCCGGCACGGGCACGTCGCGGCTGTTGCCGCCCTTGCCGGTGACGTGCAGCCACCACGCTCCATCGTCGGCCTGGCTGATCGCGCCCATGTCGGCGCCGACGCCCTCTTGCAGCCGGATGCCGGTCAAATAGTAGAGCGCGACCAGGAAGCGCGCGCGCGCGCGGCGCAGGGCGTCTGAAGGGCGCGCCAGCGGCATCCGCTCGGCGGCCTCGGCGAGGATCGATATCGCCGCGCGCGACAAGTGGCGCTTCACGGTTCCCTGTACCGTGACCTGCATCCGCCCGAGCAGCGTGCCCGGGTTGTCGTCCAGGTAGCGCGCTTTGCAGGCCCAGCTGAGCAGGCTGCGCACCAGCACGATCGCTTGCCGGTGCGAGTTGGCGGCGAGGGGGCCGGCGAAGGGGCGCCAGCGCGGGTCGGTGCGCGGCCATTTCGTGACGCTGATCCACTGCGGCGCCGGCTGCGGGTCGACGAGGAACGCCGAGTAGGCGGCCAGGTCCTCGAAGCGCAGGCCGCGCAAGTCCTTGCCGCCGGCGCGGCACCAGCTCAGGAAGCGGCGCGCCTCCTTGCCGCCGTTGCGCACCGTCCGCGGGGACAATCCGGGCCGGGCCAGCCAGGCGTGCACGAGCGCGTCGTCGTCGACGGCAGCGAGGCGGCGGGGGAGGGCAGGGGGGCTAACGCGCGGCGCGCCGGCGGCGGCCCCAGGGTCAAGCGGCGCGGTTGCGCGCCGCCCACCTGTGAGGGGGTATTGCTTGGGCATGGCGTCACTCAGGAGGGGATTGGGCGGGAGTCAGGGGAACCAGCCGGCGATGCCGTCCCACATGTGGTTGGTTCAATAGCTGTCGCCGCCGGCGGCGACGATCGCGTTGTTCAGGGCCAGCATCCCCTTGTAGTGCCCGAAAAAAGCGGCCGTCTGGCCGATCAGGCGGAAGCCGTCGAGCGCGGCCCGGACGCGGGCCTTGTCCTGCGGGGCGGTGGCCTCCCGGTAAGCGAGAAAGGTCACTTGCAGCTCGATTGCCTGGTGGACGATTTCCATGCTCTCCCGTTCGGCGGTGCGCGGGTTGTCCTTCACCTCGACGATGTTCTTTTTCTCCACGAGCTCCAGGACGACGCCGCCGTCCCACTCCAGCTCCGACCTGCGCGCCGCAATCGCGGCAGACGGCCTTTTCGCCGTCGTGGCCGTCGCCCTCCAGGCGCACGTTGCCGTGGGCCTGGCAGGCGCCGCATTGGTAGTGGTACAGCACCTTGCCGTCGCCGGCGTTCCCGTTGTCCATGCATCCCTACTCATGTTGGCCGCGCGTGCCGGCCAGCACGCCCGTCAATTCTACCAACGTTTCTCCGCTCAACAATGAACTCGTGATTACTTAACTAATCACGAGTTGAGCGCGCGCAAGGGCGGGGCGCGCCGCCGCCGTTAGCGGCGCGCGGCCAGCCAGGCGGTGCCCGCCCGCGCCCACGCCCGGAAGATATCGCATATTTCATCTGGAATATTTGGTATGGAATTGTCCATGTCGCCCTCGAGTTATCAGTCAGGTTGATAGTAGTGGGCCGCTTCCGGCCACTGATTGATATAGCTCATCGCGCGACAATATGTGAACTGAAAGTTATCTGGCAATCACAGGCTGAATGAGCGGAAGAGCAGGGCGCGGCACCGGCTGCGGCGGATAATATACAAAGCCGCCTACACCCAAGTGTTCGATTTTCCAAGGACGAATGTGGCAATAACGGCAGCGTATGCAGCAATACCAAGGGTCCAGAATTCGTTGGTGGTCATTGTTGACATCCTCCCCGCCCTAAAGGACGGGGATTCCTACGGCGCTCAAACAAAAACTGCTTGAGTCGCTTTGGTGGGTTCCTGCTTCACAGAGCGGCCTGACTGCACCGATTCTCCACAGGCTAACAAGCGGTATCCCCGCTCTAAAACATTGATAGCGCCGACGACATCGGCGTTATTTTCATAGCCACAATCGACACATAAGAATTTCGCTTGTGTTTGCCGATTGTCCTTCGATATATGACCGCAGCAAGGGCAAGTGCGACTGGTGTTATGCGGCGGTACAGCAAGCAACATGCCGCCGTTCCATGCCACCTTGTAGTCCAGTTGTCTCCTGAACTCGCCCCAGCCCTGATCGAGAATAGCGCGGTTCAGGCCGGATTTCTGTTTCACCATCTTGCGGCGGCATGTTGCTTGCTGTACCGCCGCACAACACCAGTCGCACTTGCCCGTGCTGCGGCCATATATCGAAAGACAATCGGCTTACGCAGGCAACGTTTTTGTGCGTCGATTGTGGCTACGAAAATAATGCCGATGTCGTCGGCGCGATCAATGTTTTAGAGCGAGGATATCGCTTGTTAGCCTGTGGAGAGTCGGCGCAGTCAGGCCGCTCGATGAAGCAGGAACCCACCGAAGCGACTCGCAAATCATCGCGCAGCGCCGTAGGAATCCCCGTCCTTTAGGGCGGGGAGGATGTCAAGCCAACCGATCCGTGCAAACCTTTTAACAAAACGACCCCGAACAGAATGGGGCCGCATTGCCTTAACGCGTTTGGGCCAATTCCTCCCGCACGGCCGCCTTCATGGCTTTCGGCGCCGTTTTCAGCGTGCGCATCAGCACGTCCTGGTGCATCGCCCGAACACGCTTGATCACCGCCGGCATACTGACCTTGATGGGCGCCTCCGGATTTTTGGCGTTCCAGTCGTCGCGCATTTCCCGGGCCTGCTGCACCGTGTTTTTGTCGCCGACGGCCAGCCCCTGCGCCCAATGCTCTTGGATCTGTGCCGAGCGCATCCGGTTCTGGGTAATCATGTTGAGCGCCTGGCCCTTGGCGTCCTGAATCGCTGCCGTGCTGTTCGGCTGGAAGCCCACGATCTTCATGGCGCCCTCGATCGCCGTTACGTCGTTGACCTTGTAGCCGCGGCTGTCCTTGTACGCGCCGCTGGCCAGCATGTCGACGCCCTTGGTCAGATTGCGAACCGATACTGGCGACAGCTCCAGCGCCGCGCCGGCCAGGTCGCCGCCGAGCGCCTTGCCGGCGCCGTTGAACGTGCGCTTGGCCAGGTCGGCGGCGGGGCCAGCCAGCTCGCCGATATCGTTTGCGTAGGATTCTTTTTTCGTGAACAACCCGGTGGCGGGGATCAGGTTGCCCATGCCGAAGCGTCCGGCGACGTCGATCGGCATACCCGGCAAACTGGAGATTCCCTTGAGCGCGAAGTCTGCGCCGCCTTCGCCCAACACGTCGGTAAGGAAGGCTTGCTTGGCACGCTTGCTGGAAAAGTTGAATCCCATCCGCTGCAAGATGCCGTCAATGACGTCCTCCAGGTCTTGTTCGAAGGGCAGGCCATCGGCCCCCGACATCAGGAACAGGACCGCCAGCATGTACAGAGCGCCGCGCCGGCCGGCCGCGCGCTCCGGCGATCCAGGCAGTCCAGCAAACGCCATCCGCGACAGCAGCTCGACGTAGGCAATCGAATATTGCTTGAACGTCAGGGCCAGCCCGCCTAGCGCACCGCGCGCCCAGACCGGCTTGTTGCCGGGGTTGTAGGTGCCCTGGGTTTGCGATACCGATTCCTGTGCAAAGCGCGCCGGGTCGGCCATGCCTTGCTCGACGGCGGTGCGGTACGCCGCGATGAACGTCACGCGGCGGTTGGCCAGCTCGGCCATCGCAAAGAGCTTGCCCCAGCCGACCATCACTTTCGACATCGTGTTGTTCAACGCGGCGCGCGTGTCGCCCACCTTCGTGCCGTCGCCCGATTGCAGCGCGCCGGTACCGGCCGCCTGCGCTTGCAGATAGTGCACCTCTTGGGGCGCGACGATGCCTGGTTCTGTCGCGTTGTTGATCAAACGGCGGAAATTGGCCGAAAACGGAGCTGCTCCCCTCAA